ACTACAATGAGTAAGAGATACTCAGCAGACTTGTCAATGTCTCATTTAAACTTGATAGGGTATTGGACTGGACATCCTAATATCCACATAGAAGACTATCTCATGGGTAGAAACTGGATGTGGCTCTATAAAACGCCAGTCTCGTGGGAATAAAGCTAGGTAACAGAGGCTCCCAGTAGTTTGACTTTTTTTTAACGGGGATGCCCAGCAGGTTGTTTGAAAGGAAATAAACCGATATGACTACTCATCAGTAATCTCAAGATGGGGAAAAATGGTTGACTGCGTAATGCGGGATGGTGCCCAAGTCCCCAAGACCGAAAGGTTGTAAGGTTGCCTAGTGCAGGTTCGAGTCCTGTGTCAGCCACAAAAAACCCTCACAGCGGCTGGTGCCACCAGTGAACGACCCGAAGAAACGGGATTAGGATCCAAGTTCACTGAAAGCATGTCTTCGGACGGAAATGGTGGTCGGGGTTTTTAAAAATAGTGTCTCGGTAAGCTCTGACGAAAGTCAACTACGAGGTCTCGTCTGGCAGAAGGCCTCTGATCCAGACCAAATTGCGGGTATAGCTCAATTGACTAGAGCACTAGCCTTCCAAGCTGGGGGTTGCGAGTTTGAGTCTCGCTACCCGCTCCAATGCCTGAATAGCTCAGCTGGCCAGAGCGCCTCACTTGTAATGAGGATGTCGGGGGTTCGAATCCCTCTTCAGGCTCCATTTTTCCAATATGTCAATAAAACACTTGTCTTTATTGAACAGTTTTCCTATTTTTATATAAAAAATATGGCGAACGGGGTTTATAAAATAACAGAGGATTTTGAGAAAGCTTTAAGTGATTATACTGGGGCTCCTTATGTGGTTACAGTAGATAACCAAAGTAACGCACTATTCTTGGCGTTATATTACGAAAATTATGTGGTTGGTAAAGTCGAGACAGATACAATCACAATTCCATCCAGAACATACCCTTCAGTACCTTGTGAGATCATACATGCTGGTCTTAAAGTTAATTTTAAAAAAGTTGAAGGTAAAACCTTGAAGGGTGCTTATCAATTAGAAGGTAGTAATGTTTGGGATTCAGCGTTAAGATTCACAACTAATATGTATATACCAGACACACATATGTGTGTTTCATTCACAGGTCCTTACAAACATTTCAAACTTTCAAAAGGCGGTGCCATATTAACCGATAGTTATGAAGCCTATCTTTGGTTTAAACGCGCCAGATATTCTGGTAGACGTGAATGCTCTTATCACGATGATAATCTGGATATGCTTGGTTGGAATTTTTATATGATGCCAGAGTTAGCATCAAGAGGTTTATTATTGATGGGGCAATTCTATGATATGCAAGGTAAACCAAAACATAATGAAGATTTGGAGTTACCGTACCCAGATTTATCAAAATTTGAAATTTATACTAAATGAAAAAGGGTATAATTGGTGCGGGTGGGTTTGGCCGAGAAGTTTTTTGGAGCTTAAACCCAATCGAAAGAAATAAAACAGTGTTTTTTGTTAATGATGAGTATTGGGACAACAGTGACCCGAATATATTACCATTATCTCTTTTCGAAACAGATAAATATGAACTAATTGTGGCCATAGGAGACCCTTTCGCCAGAAAAATAGTTATCGAATCATTACCTAAGAAAACAAAATTCTTCACCCATATACACCCCTCAGTGCAAATCTTAGGGGATGATGTTGAGATTGGTGAAGGTACTATTATCTGCGCTGGTACCATTTTAACAACAAATATTAAAATAGGTAAACATTCGCATTTAAACCTACAAACCACAGTTGGCCATGATACGGTTATCGGTGATTTTTTTACAACAGCACCTGGGGCCAAAATATCTGGTAATTGTAAAATAGGTGACTTAGTTTACATCGGAACAAATGCTTCTGTTAGAGAAAAAATAACGATTAATGATATGGTAACGGTTGGTTTAAACTCTGGTGTCGTTAAAAACATATTAGAGCCTGGGGTATATGGTGGTTTACCCAGTAAAAAAATAAAATGATGAAAGAACTTTGCTTAATCGCCGCCTATACACCTGATTTAGAGAGACAGGATGTACTAAGAAAGTTAGTTACCAAATTAAAGGAATCTGACAAGAAAATACTGTTAATATCACATAGCCAAACACCACCAGATATTTTACAAAGAGTTGACTACCATTTCTATGACTCTGAAAATGAATTTTTAACGGATAATAAATATAAAGTTTGGTATGGATCATCGATAGGTGGTGATATGATTGTTTCCCAGGATGTTATTAAATATTCCGCGGCTCTATTACCTTGTACCAGAAACTTGTGGTTTGGCTTACAAATCGCTAAGATGTTAGGTTATGGTTGTGTACATTACATTGAATATGACACTGAGATATTGGATATTAATGTTATAGACGAAAATACTTTATTAATGGAAGAGTATGACGGTGTTTATTATACCGATGAAGCTGAATGGCAGATAAGGTTACCAGAACATCGTAGCGGAACCCACTTATATGGTGCGTATTCGGTATATAATGTTACTAACTACACATATGAGGATTTGGTTTGGGATAGGGACAAACTACTTGAAGAATACACTAAACCAAATAATTCCCAACTGGTTGAAAGAGTTACGGAGAGCATCCTGATTAATGGTAGAAAATTTGTTATTAAAAACAAAAAAGAGTTGGTCGAGAATGGTTTAAGACCGAATCTACTTAATAAAGGTAGTAATAGTAAACCAATAGACCCTAAGATATTTTTTGTTGACGATGGTTTTGTAAAACTATATGCTTTAAACGCTAAACAAACGAACGAATACGTGGAAGTTGTTTTTAACGGTGACAAGATAAGGGTGCTCACCTTACAACCCAGTCATTACATGGTCATAAATATTGGGTTAGTTGGTGATGTTAAAAACGTTAAAGTCTATACTGACAATGAGTTTGTTAGAGGTTATGATCTGTCAACACAAGAAGATTTGGATAGGTTAATAAAATATAACCACGTAAGAAAAATGTCTTAGGATTTGTTTTATACGGAATTAGTTACTACTTTTGTTACATAACATAAAAAAACAATTATGAAATTTGACTTTGATGATATCTTGATCATGCCCGCTGAGATAACAACTATTAACTCTCGCTCAGAGATTTATGAGTTTGATAATATGGGTGGATTACCACTCTTTACGGCACCGATGGATACGGTTGTAAATGAATCAAACGAACGTTTCTTCAGACAGGAAAATATAAATGTCGTGTTACCACGAAAAGTGGAAGCTGACATGAACCCAAATACATCTTTTTCTCGATGGCTATCGTACAGCCTCAAACAATTTGAGGATGCGTTTATTCATTACGATCAACCAAAGGATAAAACACATTACATTTTAATTGATGTGGCGAATGGCCATATGCCAGCTGTTTATGAGTTGACGAAATTGGCTAAAGAAAAATACGGTGATTCGTTGGTTCTAATGGTTGGTAATGTAGCTAACCCAGAAACATACGGTTTGTTATCAGACGCTGGCGCTGACTATGTTAGAATTGGTATTGGTAACGGTGGTGGTTGCTTAACAACACAACAAACAGGCATCGGTTACCCAATGGCTTCTTTGATTGAGGAGACGTATGAAGTGTCAATGCACCTGGATAAACCCGCTAAGATAGTAGCTGACGGCGGTTTTAAAAAATATGCTGATGTTATTAAAGCCTTGGCAATTGGTGCCGACTATGTCATGTTAGGTTCAATCCTAAACAAAGCACTTGAGAGCGCTGGTGAGACAGTTGATGAGGATGGTGAGACCATTGATCAGTACAATCAAAGCGCTGAATCATACCTAAAAGCTGGTGGTAAGCTATCCAAAAAATTTAGGGGTATGTCAACAAAAGAGGTACAGTCCTCATGGGGTAAAAAGAATCTGAAAACATCTGAGGGTGTTGTTAGGCTACACGATGTTGAGTACACACTCAGTGGGTGGGTTGAGAATTTTAGACACTACCTTAAATCCGCGATGAGTTACACAGACTCGAAGAACCTTAGTGAGTTTATTGGCCAGGTTCAGTATAACCAAATAACAACCGCGTCTTTTAATAGATACAATAAATAAAAGAAAAGCCCCGATTGGGGCTTTTTTATTTGTGTGACTAATCATCATTCTCATTAATACCATTCTCTTTTTCCCACTTAGCTAATTTATCAAATTCGTATTCACCAGAAAGTTTGTCATAACCACAATCATGGCAAAGATATGGATCCTCGTCATCGTCCTCAATGGTCCATGAATGGTCACATTTTGGGCAAGCTATCGATATATTACTCTTTTCCTCGTTAATAACCGACATAATCTGCTTCATTCTTCTAATTTCCTCGTTAATATTCATTAATAATATTTACTTATAAATATAAACTTTATTCGGTAAAGGAAGTATTTATTATTAAAAAACAATATGGCGGATTTTCAATGGAAAGGGCAATGGTTTGGTGATCTGGTCACAGGAAGCACCGTACCTTATGCAGAAAACAATAACGTAACACATAACGGTATATATTATATGTGTACCAGTTTTGCTGAGGTTGGTTCACCATCACCAGATATGGACACTCAGCATTGGGATGTCATCCTTAGAGATGGTCTTTCTGGTAGTTCTGGTCAAGCTGGTTCCTCAGGGACGAGTGGTATTGATGGGTCTTCAGCGGCAATTCAAAAACATTGGTTTGATGGTTTTGAACTTATTATCAACTCTGGGGATATCGTAACAGTCGGATCCGATTATGTTATACGTGATAGCGCATTATTTACCGAAGGTCCAGGTGATGATGGTTATGGGGATTCGTTCACAATAGCGGGTAAAACCTATAGTAGAGACGGTAAATTAGCTATCCATGGTGACTTCGTTGTCTATGATTCGGATGTCCTAAATGATGGTGAAATAAGAGTTGACGGTGGTCTCATACTAGAAGGGGACGCTCAAATAGAAGGAGACGGAATAATAATTTAAAAATAAAACAAATAAAAACAAAAAAATGCAATACATTCAATTACAATCACAAGCTGCGAACTCAACACCAATACCTGGGGAGAGTAAATTTAACTTCTTCATTGATTCTGCTGATGGCTTACCTAAAATAAAAGATGATAACGGTACGATCATTACCGTTGACGGTTCAACACAGACCTTAACGTCATTAACATATGCCGCTTTTATTGAGCTCATAATGAACAATGAATTAACAAAGGGTTATTTCTATGAAATAAATGATTATGAAACTTGCTACGATCAACCAGACTTTAGTGCAAACGGTAACGCAATAACCACTGGTAATTATAAAACTTCTGGTCAAGTTGAGCCAATAATTGTTTTTGCAACCGCGGCAGGTCAAATCGCAACAGAGGCTTTTCAAGCAACTTACCCTAAAGATAAGATAAAATATGATTGGACGTTTGGTGTTACTGAAGTTACATTTGGCCCAGCTAAAGGTAGAATTATCGAAAGAATCGATGAGTTCAATAACAGAACTGATTATGATCACAGAAACATTTTGTTCAAAAGATACACAATGTATTATCCGAATGAACAATTAGTTGGTACGTTAAACATGGACAATGGAACAGTTACTGGCACAGAAACAACATTTACAAGTTTATCCACTGGACAGAGAATTTACATTCATGACTCTGGTTTAGAGTATATGATAACGGCGATTGCTGGTGATACTAATATGACCGTAACTGGTATAACATATAACAACGCATATGGATCAACTTTTTCAACAACTAGTTCAATAACTGGTTATAAAAGAAGTAATACCGATGACCCGTCAACCTTTACTGAATATAAAACTTTTAATCTTGAAAGTGCTGATTGTATTAACAACTATATTGGTAATTACGCTAATTTAAAAAACTGGGATGGTAACAATTTTTATCTAGCTAATAACGTGTTTATTGGTGAAGGTAGTGATATTATCAATAATACAATTGGTGATAATTCATATAACAACACATTTGATGATGATGTCGATGGTAATGTTATCGGTTCTGGTTTTCGTAATAACACAAGTAATGATGATTTTGACGATAACAGGATTGGTGAGGATTTTAATAATAATATCATAACAGCCAATCTTTATCGCAACCAAATAGGTAATAGTTTTTATGGTAATATTATAACTTGTGATTCGGATTTTGATGATAATCGCATCGGTAATAATTTTAATAATAACAGAATAGACTCTGACGATTTTTATAGAAATCAAATCGGTAATGATTTTAATTATAATAAAATCACCGCTAGCAATGATGATTTCCAGAATAATGTTATTGGTAATCAGTTTAACGATAACACCATTTCAAAAGAGTTCATTAAAAATATCATCGGAAACGGTTTTAATAATAATCAGATCCTTGTTCAGTTTGATGGTAATATCATCGGAAACGGCTTCAACGATAATAACATCCTTGCCGACACCAACGGTGATGGTTATTTTAATGATAATGAAATTGGTCAGTATTTTAATGGTAATAACATAATTGCGCAGTTTGTTAACAATAAAATTGGTAAAGATTTTTATAACAACACAATCCAAAACGCTTATGAAGGTACAAATTATGTTGAGTTTACTGATAATATTATAGAGTATAGTTTTAATAATAACAACATAGACGTACCTTTTAACAACAATAGAATCGGGCTTGAATTTAATAATAATAGTATATCATACGATGCAAATATTAATGGTTATTTTGAGAATAACATTATTGGGAATTCCGCTTATGGTAACGAAATCAATGGTTATTTTGACCATAATCAAATAGGTAATGGTTTTACTAATAATGATACTAACGGTAGGTTTACCAATAACAACATAGGTAATTATTTCGATGCTAACCAAACTCAAGATGAGTTTTCTCATAATCGTATTGGTAATAATTTTTATCAGAATGTTATAGGTGAGTACTTTGGATATGGTTATGATACTATTAGAGGTAACGTAATCGGTAACCGTTTCCAGAGTAACACAACGCGTAACCATTTCTATGATAACAATATATGTGATGGGTTTATCGGTAACACCACGCCAGTGAATTTTCAATACAACGATATTAAATATCCCATTGAAAACGTTGACTTCACAGTAAATAACAGAACTATTGCTACTTTCTCCCCCAACGCACCAACCTCAACGCAAGACGGTACCTATAGTGTTCTTTCTGGTACTTCAAGTGTTGAAGGTGCTGGCGCTCTATTTGAAGTTCAAGTTACTGGGGGTGTAATCCAAAATGTTGTACTTACGTCACCTGGTTATGATTATTCGGTTAATGAGACAATAACAATATCAGCTGGTTTGTTTAACGGAACTGGTGATTTGGTTATAACGATTTTATCAGTTACTTCTCAAGCTATGGTTACCAGTGATTATAATTGTAAGATAAGCAGATCACCTAGCAATGGTGGTATTTTATTAATCTCCACTGAAACATTGACTGGTCTTTACACCCAATCGGAAATAACAGAGGTTTATCTTGATTAATAAAACCATTATTTAAGATAAATAAGTTGTTAACCCGATCATATGGTCGGGTTAACTTTTTTAATACCAATTATTTATAGTAGCGTAAAAAAAAAATAGATTTTTTTTTTGCATAACACTTGTTTATTTACGAACTAGTCACTACTTTTGTAGTGTTGTTAATCAACAAGCTCTTTTAAATAATGCCGAGGTGGTGAAATGGTAGACACGAGGGACTTAAAATCCCTTGGACATTGTGTCCGTGCGGGTTCGAGTCCCGCTCTCGGTACCAAATTTAAATGGGGATGACTGGAATTGATTGATAGATACGTTCTTTAATTTGATGCATGCAGTGTTAGTATCGGAAACACTTTAATAACCTATACACAGTTTTAAATGGCGAAAGCTATATTGATGCTGACGGCAACATCGTGTTGGACGGTCAGTCTGTTGAGTTTGCAGATCTAGAATTGGCCTAAGCGAAAGCTTGGCTGACAACAGTCACCCAAAACTGCAAAACGATGTGTCGCTATCGTATAAGCGAGCAGAAGATTAGTTCTCAGTAAACCGAACTGCTAAAATAAGGGAATTGTGAAGTTTGCCAGGTTAGAAAACTTGGATAAGCATGTGAACGAGGGTTAATTAATGACTAGACAAGACAGGGGTTCGAATCCCCTCATCTCCACAAATGGCGGTATCAAACGGTATCGCCTTAATTTTTTAGTCTATGGTAAAAGGTGTAATTGCGGGTAATTTTGATGTAATCCATCCAGGGTATATTAAGATGTTTGAGGAGTGTAAAGGAAACTGTGACACTTTCATGGTTTTTCTACATGACGACCCTTCATTGGAACGTCCAGAGAAATTAAAACCAATATTATCGGTGGAAGATCGATATGGTATGTTGTCAGCTATACGCTACATCGATACTATTAAGGTGTATCGCACAGAAAGTGACCTACATGAGCTACTGGTTAACGAGAACCCAGATGTGAGATTTTTGGGGGATGATTATAAAGATAAATCATTTACTGGCGATGATCTGGATATTCGAATACACTATTTAGATAGATCACATGGTTGGTCAACAACAAAGTACAAGAAAATGATTAGTGAATCACTTAAAATTGATTAATGGAGCAGATGGAATTAATAACAACCTATATTTGTAAGAAGGGTGATATCGGTGTACACGACAATATGTTTGGTGGTACACTAGTGAGTTTAATTGATGATGCGTCAGCGGCATACGCGGCCCAGATTTGCGATACACCAATGGTTGTCACAATTAAGATTGATGAATTGATCTTTAAGAAAGCTGTAAAGGTTAACGCACTACTCAAAATCTATGGAAAGGTTATTGAGTTTGGTAACACATCAGTATCTTTATATATTGAGGTTAGAAAACATAATGTGCGTACAGGTGACCAAGAAATCGTTACCCATACCAACATTAAATTCGTTAGGATTGACGAGGATGGCACACCAATACCAATTAGCCCACATGTTAAAGAGAGATATAAAGAGCGTCTAACTAAATATGGTAGAGGTCTTGTGTCGAAAAAAACAATTGAAAAAGATAAAGAAAAACTTGCTTAATTAAATTTTTTTGTCTATATTTATAATATAATACGGAGAGTTGGCAGAGCGGTCGAATGCGGCAGTCTTGAAAACTGTTTTAGTGAAAGCTAACGGGGGTTCGAATCCCTCACTCTCCGCCACATTATAACTAGGGTCGAGCCAGATTTTGCCACGGTTATAAAATAGGTGAGGAAGGATCAGAGCTGGCCGTGACTACTCTTCACCGAATTTGGTCCTATAGCTCATTCGGTTAGAGCAACTGACTCATAATCAGTAGGTGCTTGGTTCGATCCCAAGTGGGACCACATCGGAAGGTTGGCAGAGAGGCCGAATGCGGCAGTTTGCTAAACTGTTGATCTCTGAAAAGGGATCCACTGGTTCGAATCCAGTACCTTCCACAAAAGGGGTTCTTTGACATAATACATTAAAAAATTTTTAAACTATGGAAACAATTTATTTCAGTTTAGGAATTGTTACGGCTTTGGTTGCGGTTTTACTCGTGATTGGGGTTGTGATGGTTGCTAGATTAACGAAAAAACAGTCAAACCAAGAAGATACAATAACTCATATCGAAAGATATAACCAAGAAGGTAGAAATGACCTTGTACGTGATTTGGACGATATTCGAAGAGAGATTCATAAACAATTTGATGAAGTACATCGAATGATAGCCCAATTAAACGATGAAATTAGACGTGAGCTAGAAAATGTTGATAGAGAAGCGCATCGACATATTGATGAATTAAACAAATATGTTGATTCACGTTTCGACAAAACGTTGGACAATGTCAGTAAGTTAATTGCTGACCACAATAAACAAAACGAGAAAAACGGTCTTTTAACGGACTAAAATAAAATAACAAAGAACCCCTTATTTTTACTTTAATGTATTAATCAAACTATTTATAGTATGAGTATGAACACAACACAGCGTAGGGTGCATATTGAACTTAATAGACAGTTCTTGAGTTGGTGCAGTAAAAATAACCTGTCCCTTAAGGAAAATGCTGAGGTATTTTTCGTTAACGAAAGATTATTGATGAAGCCCGAATACATCATAAATGATAAGATTTTTGTTGATATCTTAAAAACTGGTGAGTTTAAAGAAGAAAATTTAGAATTTTATCAGATCTTCGCGGAAAGTTTTGGTACGTTGATCTTAATCAGAGAAGAACATATTTGGTCATTGGATGATATAAGTAAACAAGATCTTGAGGAAAGGTATAACTTTTCTTTTTAAAACAAAATGGGTCAAATATACGCCACCTTCATAAAGGTGGACGACAAAGTGATAAAATATTTGGGTATACAAAAGACTGAGCACGCAACAATGCTTATGAGTTTTTATAATTTACACATACTCATCGCCTTAACAAAAACACAAAACCATTTAATGTCTTCATTCGATAACTCGTTTTTTAATGAGTTATCCCCGTTTAAAAACAAATTATCTTTTGTTTTCCAATACAATACTGAAGAACTCGCCCCTATCTATGTTTTATATAGCTGTGATAGTAACAAAACAGGTATCGCCACTAAGAAAAAGATAATGAAGTTATTTGCTGGGGCTGGTGTTAACATTAAAGAAGTTATTAAAAAAGGTAAAAAGGAAAAAGAAACCCCAACAAAATTTATTTTTGATTATTAAATATTTTTTTATTATCTTTGTACCGCAGTGGTGAATAAAGATGAAATATTTGAGAGTGTTATGGATGAATTTGTTTTATTCAACCAAAAATATCTCTATAAACGTAGCATAGAATATCTTAGCGCCACGGAAAACTCTAAAACAACAATCAGGCAAATCAGACTAATTTTAAATTTAAGTCAAATCGGTATGTTGTATAATCTACAACCAACGATGTTTGCAAAGGGTAGGTTTGATGACGATTTATTAAAATTTTTATCCAGATATAGGAATAGGATATCCTTCACACTTTTAGATAAATCGGTTCATAAAACATTTAATAAAAAAAGTGGACCATATCATCTAATTCGTATAACAATAACAAATGTCCCAGAAGAGGATCGTAACTTGATTGGTGATTTTTTGGCTAATAATCTAGGTAAATACACCTATTTTTCCAGGCAAACCGTTTCATACCCAGTCGACATCGATGATGAGAGAATCATCGATTTAAAACAACTGAGTGATCAGGATTTTATAGAAAATAGACGTAAGTATAAAGATTTAACCCTAATTTTTGATAATTAAAAATTAATTTATTACTTTTGTATTATGAATATATATTTTAACACGCTATCGGCTGGTGATAAACTTAAAGCCGTATATCTTTTAAGTGATATTGGTAGTTTTTACGCTGAACCAGTTAATGACGGGGTGATTGGTGAGGGTTTATTGTATAATGATTATATGTTCCATTTCGAGGGGAACCCAGAAAGAACTGTTATCATTTTAAAGGATTCGGAGAAATACATCACAGACGCAATCAAGGGTTGGTTAGGAAACCATAAAGACCCGTCTTTCGTTACAAACAATAATAATAGTTTTAGTGCTTTGGTTGGTATTTCTGGGATAAATCTAGAAGATTACCATACGGTTGTTGTCGGTAAAGACGAACAGGATTTACCTGTAATACAAAAAACGAAAAAACTAATGGAAGTATATAAAAAAGAGGTGTAAATTATTTACTCTTTACAATATTTTGATATAATTATAGATATGATACAGATAGAAAACAAAGAACATTTAGAGCAAATTCTTAGTGAGAATAGTGCGGTGGTATTGGACTTTTACGCAGAATGGTGTGGTCCATGTAAACAATTATTACCTATTGTTGAAAAGGTGAGTCAAGAACAAACAGACGTTGTTTATTGTAAGATTAACGTTGATTCTAATGGCCCTTTGGCAGCGGAGTACGGTGTCAGATCAATACCCGCTTTGAAATACATTAAGAATAAGGAAGTTATTAAAACCACATTGGGTTCACGTCCGATGATGGAGATCGTTGAAAACTCAAAGGAACTTCTATAATAATTTATGCGATCAATAGGAAAACGATACGGCGGTAATAATGAATATAACGAGACAAATTCGAGAAATTTGGTCCTCAGTTCAAGTATTACCGATACAGCCGTTCGTGAGATAATTGAATCGATATTAGATATTAACTCGGCTGATGATGAACTCTCGGCCGAGTTGACCGATTATAAAAGAGAACCAATTAAATTGGTTATTAACAGTTTTGGTGGCTCTGTATATGATGGATTCGCGTTAATCGCGGCGATCGAGCAATCTAAAACACCTATACATGGTTACGCCTATGGTTCAGCCATGTCAATGGCATTCGCTATTTACATCTCAACACACGTTAGATTTGCACACAAGACAACGACATTTATGTATCATGAAATATCAGATTATTTCTATGATAACATAACTGGTGCCAAGCAAAACATTAAAGAGTGTGAGCGAATACAAAAAGTTTATGACAATTATGTGACATCCAGAACTTTGTTACCCACTGAAAAAATGAGGGTAATGAAAGATAAGAAAGAAGATTGGTATATCTCAGCACAAGAAGCCCTTAAATATAAGGTTATTCACAAAATACTTTAGCAATAAAAAATGTTATCCACTATACCGTTACCAGGGTCAACGGTGAACGAGAAGTTATTGTCCATTGAGTAATACCACATACCTGGCACCGCATTAAATGGAGTTGAGCCAGTTGAATCTTCGTATAATTTATCACCCATACCTGTAAATGACTCAGCAAAGACACTTCCTCGTCTACCACCAGGGCCAATTTGACAAGCTTCATTAGGTTCAGCGAAAGGTCCAGTGATTCCGTATTCGTTGTAAGTTACACCACCACCATATGTCGCATAACCACTCCAGTTACCAGCACCATCCCAATAAGCGTATGAGTTCTCAGCCGAAGTACCGTACCAACCAGCTGGTGCGTAACTAGCGGCTCCAGTTTCCTCTACACCTAACGCTGACTCAGCCTCAGTACCACCAGGTGCCCAAAGAGGTGTTATAAAGAAGGTGGCTGGGGTACCAGGGTCGTAAGTGCACCAAACCTCAGTTTCAAAAACCGCGTTAGCTGGGAATGCAATACCTGGGTCAGAACCTTGATAATATTTTACTGGACCAAGCCCAGTGCTATTAATTCTAATTCTTGGGTTATAACCTATTTGATCTAAACTACAAAACGTTGCGTGTCTCCACTCACTAGTTAATTTACTTGTAGCTGGTAACACATTTGGGTATGTCCCAGTATTATAAGGTGCTGCATCTAACAAATGATTAAACCCTAACCCACTACCGTTAGCTGCGATAGAATAAAAACACCACGTACCAGTATAACCAGCTAATGTTAAAAAACCGTGGAAATGAAAGGTTTTATTGGTGTTACCAGCCAGTGTAAAGATACTCGGGTTATGACCAGCAACTGTTGTTATATTCGCACCTAAATTACCTAAATACAAAGATGCGCTGGTGCTAAATGATGCCGATGGCGCGGTAAATGTTGTGCTTGAAGATCCAGTACCAGTATATTGGTTACCATATTTTCTACCGAATGCGTCTATTGTAGTCACAAAGTAATCAACGTATGTCCAACTACTATTAGCGCTTTTTCTTTTACACCACGGACCACGAAAAACATTTAATGTATAATCATAGATTTGAAACGCCACATATGTATCATTTGTTGCGTTAGGGTTACCACCAACAAGTGGTTGGAAAACGGATAATATTCTTAATTTTGGTGGTCTATTAAGGCCTTTATAAAAGGTTGGCCCTGTGTATTCATAACCAACTGTGAAAGTTACGTTAGATTGTGTTGCACCGTACCTGTCACTAGCGGCGTATACAACTTTTGCTGTAAAACTACTTAAAGAGTTAATATTATTGATTTTTCTACCTAGATTTGCCATTATTCATATATTTTTTATTGGAAACGAATTTCAACATCACCCCCAGTACCATATCCATTTGCGTAACCTAAACCACCATTATCGTAAACATATATACCATCAGAAAGTATCGTATCTATGTAACTACCATCAAAATAAACATCGAATGAGCCACCAGTCATACCAGAAACGCTCACCACAAATTGTAGAGTTTCCCAATGAGCACCCTCTTCTTGAAAAGTTCCGTTAGGTAAAGAACCAGTCCCACTATCGAGTGTTATTGGGTTAGGCGCGGTACCGTTTGACCCGTTCATTGGATTAATCTCAACCCTTATATTGGCAACGTTATTAACATTTATTGCTGTGACAACATAATCAACCCAACCCAATAAATCGGTGAATAAACTTAATCTATGAGGTGAGCCAGTACCTGGGTTACCGTAACAATACGCGAAACCGTATGGCGGTGAACCAGGGTTAAAATCCTCTGTTGCGTATCTTTGTAACGATTGGTTTGAGGTATTCGAAGTCCAGCCCTGAACAATCGATTTATCCAGATCGCTCATTTTAATTATTGTCGCCGATGTAATAGGTGTTCTTGTCGATGCCATTTTATTAACTTATTTTACTATAAATACAATTAAAATGTAAAATATTTGGTGGTTAACAAAGTTTATATTATATTTGCAACATGAAAACATATAAAAAGCTTACAGAAGTCAAAATTACAACAGTTAACCAAGCTAAAATGCTTGAAAACTATGCTAAGAGTATTAAAAAAGCTGCTAAAGTAAATAAGAAAAAGATTAAGTCTTAAAGCTTAATCATATAGTCTGGGTATTTTTTACCTTTAACTGGTGCAACATTCGGAAAATAGTATTTTTCTAAAACTTTTCCGTTAACCATTATGGTTTTTGTGAAACCATCTGGTACTGTAGCACCCGTTGGTAATTTTATTGATTTAACTGAGAAGACTAGGTCAATACTAACTATAACAACGGCACCGCTTTTTGCTAACTCTCTTTCATGCAATTCAAGAAATCTCCAAACACCACGGTTTAGGTTTTCTTGTTGTAACGCACAGTTTAGATAACTAAACGTTTTAAATAACATTTGTTTATCGCAGTTAAAATCAGCGGCTGGTGCTAAATGACCCTTGTCGTATTGGTTATTAGCGTAATCGAAATCATCAGATGTTTTAATACTGTCATTGATATAAAAATCCATACCTTCTCTTGAAGCTGTACCGCTTGGGCATAAAACTTTATATGTTATCGATAATGGCTGTTCGTAAACTTCAGAGTATACACCACTAAAGATATCATTTTTAAATTTAACTTGGGCTCTTTGCGCAGCAACCTGTTGCGCAAAAGATAATAACGTGATTATTATAATCAATAATTGTTTTTTCATAGTAATTTCTTATATTTAAGATAAATATATTAAACATTAGGAAAGAATGAGATTATCAGACAATATTGGAAACACACCGCTTATTAAAATAAGTGATAAAATATATGCGAAGGCTGAGTTATTAAACCCAACTGGGTCAATAAAAGACAGGATGGCTAGCAATATAATCAATAACGCGTTCAATATGGGCTATATTTCAGTTGGCGACACAATTGTTGAGGCGACATCTGGTAACGCTGGTATATCCTTTGCTTGGCTTGCCGCTGAGAGAGGTCTTAAGTGTGTTATTGTTATGCCAAGTAACATGTCAGATGAAAGAAAGAAGATGTTGAGATTCTATGGCGCGGAGTTAATTGAAGTTGATCCAGGTGATTTTGATGGGGCGATTAGATTAAGAAACGAATTATCAATAGAGAATGGTTGGTTCAACACCAATCAGTTTAATAATGAACTAAACACTCAAGCACATTTCAACGGAACAGCTGTTGAAATCATAAAGGATGTAAAGGGTGAAACAATATCCGCTTTAATAAGTGGAACAGGTACTGGTGGCACTCTTATGGGTTGCCAGAAGAGATTAAAGGGTATCTACGATAAGATGGAAGTTATAGCCGTTGAACCAGCTGAATCAGCTGTTATGAGCGGTGGGCAACCAGGGTTACATGGTATACAAGGTATTGGTGACGGGTCAAAATTCCTGGTTGATCTTACAGTTGTTGATCAAATCATCACAATAAAAACAGATGAAGCTAAAGCTAGAGCCTTAGATTTATCAAAGGAATTAGGTATCTTTATTGGTATATCCGCTGGGGCTAACATACTAGCAGCTGAAAGATATGTTGAATCAGCTAAACCAGATGGTATTGTGGTGACGTTCTTATGTGACCGAGGTGAAAGATACTTATCTTGTTTTTAAAAATTTTGTTTTTTTGAAAAATTAGTATTATATTTGTGGGAGATATGGATGAAAATAATAAAATATGGTCTGGTTTAGAGGCCGAAACTTACACAGCTAAGTTTCATTTTGTTCTCTTAGAACGAGACTATGATGTCATATACATAGATGAGACCACTTGTAAATTAATTGGGCGAAATGGTGATGAGATCGATATTTTATTAGAGTTTAGTGCTATTCAAAGACTTAGCTACGAACTAATCGGTGATTTAAATAGTATTTACGAGAACCCAGATAAAATTACTGATCATATTGATAATTTTATTAAATATGATGAAAGCTGGACTGAACCAGTGGATAAAACTGGTTGGGAGAGGTTTGATTTTATTGATGAAACTGGTAGACAATTTCATTTCATGCATAAGAATCATAAGTGGATTAAGAAAAATGGTTGTACCTACCCTAATTATAACATGCCAAAAGACGTGTCGGAATTATACCCACTGGTAGACCCAATCGATTCATTGAAAACGTTGATGAGAAAATTCAACGTAGACTTTCAACAAAAAAACTATGTCATACTTAAAACAAAAATTTAAAGATATTAGTTGCGATATGTGTAGTAAGGTAATCTCACTACTAATCGCTTTACACATCATAATTGCTTTGATTGTGGTGGGTGTTAAGTTTTACAATAAAACACAAGAAAAGAAAGTTGAAGTAAACAATGAAAAACACAAATAGTACACAACACGAAAAAGTTAAAACTATTTTAGAGAAAACAAACCCAAATGAGTTCGACATCAATAAATTTATTGAGGATGTTAGACTCATAAAAGAAGAAAGTAAAAAACGTGTTAATTGGGTCCATGATGAGTGGGACAATTGGCACGATAATTTTTAAAGATATATGACAAAAGCTATCGGCACACTTATCGCTGCGTTATTAACGGTATTATTATACGCTGTCATAACCGCGCTACCAATTATGTTGTTATGGAATTATTGTTTAGTTCCAGCAATTCCGTTTATTAAATTAATAACCTTTTGGCAAGCATTTGGTGTTAAAATATTATTCGGACTTTTATTCAATGTGAACCAAAAAACAGAAACCAAAAAATAATATGGATACCATTGACAAATTTGAACCGACAAAGGTTTTATTTCTAACTGATGATGAGAATCAGTTGTGTATTAAAAAGATGTATTATCATAATAGTTTGTTTAAGATTTACAATTATGATATAATGACAAAAACTAACTACGAGCTGGCGGATTACCAAAACGGTAAGTACACAGTTTTTAATCAGTTTTTGTTTAATCTCTACTTTATTAAACCTTTGAGACAAAGCCCTAAACTAGCCAGAGCTTTTCATGATTTTGTTAGAACGGATTTTAATGCTGGGGAATTTAAGGAAATCAGTGTTAAATTTAAATGTTTCAAGAGACGAATTAATATACGCGTAATCAAGTTATTACGCAAAACAAAAAAAGCGATATGGGAATAGAAAACTCAAAAGAGATTAAGTTTGATTTTGATGATGAGGTTAAAGAAAAACCTAATCGTCTTAAAGATCTATTGGACACCATCTACGATAAAGTTTATTGGAAAACCATTGGTTGGAGAATAAAGGAGTTCAGATCATCTGTTAATAAACTTATCAGATGGTTCCCTATTATATGGAAAGACCGTGATTGGGATGACCATTACATCTGGGAAATCATGAAGAATAAATTAAGATGGCAAGCCAAATACATCGGTGATCGTGATTTCCACACCAGAGCAGCTTTAGATGCCAAACGTATTAGATTATGCGCCAACCTGATGGATAAAGTTCAGGATGGGTTCTATAGTGGTGAATATATGGATTACCATGAATCAAAATGGAATTTCTTAGATATCCCAGATAAACCAGGCTACAAAGAGTTGGATATGCAAACCACATCTGAGAATTTTGATGACTATTTCAAAAAATACCCATTGGTTTATAAAAAAGTTTTAGCCGATAAGAAGTTACAAATATTCGGTATCGAAGCTAGAGACGGTGAAACCGAGGTTGATGCTAAACAAAGAATTGCAATGAACATCGGTAGATATAATCATGAGAGGGCTAGAAAACTCTTGTTTAGAATAATGGAAGAAAACATTGAGGGCTGGTGGGATTAACAAAATATAAAGTTGGAGATAGGGTAAACTTCACATTTATAGGGGCCCCGTTAAGTGGGGTTATCATTGAGGTTTTAGATAAAACCTTGTTAAAAGTTAAAACGGACGAAAACGGTATCGTACACAGAGTTGGGTTAACAGATAAAGATCATAAATATTGTTTTTTAAATAATGGGAAATCATAGTAACATACTGAAAGACCTGGTTGAAAATTCCAGTGATTATTTCGGTGAGATGAAAAGGTTTGCTGACGAGTACAGCAAATACTTCAACGAGCCACCTAAGAATATCTTAGAGATTGGTTCCAGAGATGGGTACCACGCGGACTACCTTAAAAAATACTTTAACATACCAGATGATAAAGTTTTCATCGTTGATGCACACCCCTATTGTGCGAGTATTATCAGAAGAGACCACCCAAATTACAGGGTTATTGAAGCCGCCGTTGCGCCTAAAAGAGGTGTGTTAAAATTTAACGCTATCCAGAACTTAGATCTTGGTGGTCTTGGTATGAGCTCCGCTTTACCGAAGGTTGCTGGGCCAGTTTTTGGTGAGACATGGGTTAACGTGATCGCTATTACGGGTGAAGATCTAATAGATTTGATCGAAGAACCTGAAATCGACTTGCTTAAATTAGACGTTGAGGGTTTAACCTATGAGGTTCTTGAGAGTTTCTCATTGAATCTTAGAAAAATTAAATTTATTCATACAGAAGGTGAGTACACTGAGGTGTGGAAAGGCCAGAAATTATATAAAGATTTATGCGACCTATTGACCAAACATGGTTTCAAAGAGGCCTACAGGGTTGATATGTTAGCGGAGCAGTGTGATACTGTTTGGTATAGGGTGTAAAAAATAGCCCAGACTAGGGTTTTTTTAATAAAACTAGATATTTATAAGTATCTAAATATGTCTTTTTATTATGAGCAAAAATGTTTTAAATGAAGTAAATACGATTAGGGAACAAATGGGTTTACCCTTATTGAACGAAAACGAATTATTACACCTAGAGCTATCCAAAATCGATTTGGACCCGCTTAACGAGGGTTGGTGGGAAAATGCGAAGTACGCGTTGTCTAAATTAGGTAGATACAAAGCTGGCGGTAAAATATTTGGTAAGACCCAAACTGACGCTAAAGCTAATGCTCAAATAATGGCTTTATTAGATAAAAAAGGGAATGAAATGATTAAACAACTTGATTCTAATATCAAGGCTAAAAATCCAGAGTTCCCTAATAACAAAAGTCAAGAGCAATATCTAACAACAATACTTGATATTGCCACAGTTTATGATTCCGTTGTCGCGGCAACAAAATTGAAACCGAATGATGCTGGATTCTTACCAGTTGATGCGGCAAATGCGATTATCGAGGATCTAAGAGCTTATACACAAAAATATTTAGATGTTGATTTAACAGCCGCTTTCAGTGTCTTCAATGAAGCTGAAGAAGGTGCTGTTGAAGAGGGGATTGTTGATGAGGCTGGCCTTAAAGATGTTGGTAAAGCAGCTATGAAAGGTTTAAAGATGGTTGGGGATGACATTAAAGCAGGTATAAGAAACGGGCAAAAAACGGCTGATGATATAATGGGTAGAAACCCTGATCTAGAGGCTGCTAAAGCAAAAACCGCTGGTAAATTTGCGGATACAAAAGCCGCTATTGAAAAAGGTGATTTAGAAGCTTATGGTACAGAGAGAATGAAGACTCTAAGATCATGGAGAATGCCTTTGGCTTTAATGGGTACTGGCGCATCATTTGGTGCGTTAAGTTGGTTAATTGAATATCTATATGGACCTAAAGAGATTGTAGAATCATCTAAAGACGTCATCGAATCAAAAGCTGAACAAGCTTTAGGTAACATCAAACCAGGTGAGGGTATGACACAAATCATGAACAGAACATTGGGTACGAGTTTGTCACCGAGTTCTAACCCAAATGATGTTGTATCCGCATTGGCTAAAATCGGTGGTGGTGACGCTAATAAAGGTGTTGAGATCATCACACAAAATGGTGGTATCTTTAGAGATCCAACCGCCGCTAAAGAAACTTTATCACAAATTGTTGCTAACCCAACTGCACATGGTAATAACTTGAAACAAGTTTTCAGTGGAACCTGGGCTGGAACTGGTAAGATGGCTGGTGATACCTTGGTAACACAAAACGGTGGTACATTAAAACAAATGGTTATTACAGCTATTGTTAAGTGGACGACAAAAACAACAATCAAGACAACAGCAGCCGCAACAATCGCAGCACCAATCCTTAAAGTATTGGGTATTGGTTTATTAGCAGGTGGTGCGGTAGCGGCACTTTCAAGATACAAAGGTAGAAAATCATCTAGAGCTCAGGTTTTAAACGATTTAGTTCAATACTTAAGACCTGTTGAAGGTACTGAAGATAACCAACCAGTTATTGATGATAATAACGGTGGTGACAAAGGCCAAGGTGGTGGTGACGGACAAGGTGGTAAGAGTGGGTCTGACAACCAGTTATACAACTACCTTAAGAAATATTTCCAGGATCTTTACAACTTTAGATCACAAGTTAATACAGACACTTACGGTAAAGGTGGCTCTGGTAACGCGCAAAAAACATACAGCGGTGGTGGGACTATAAATAAAAATGTAGTTGCGCCGAACGATGTCGATGATTTATTGAAGTTAATGGAAGAGTTTGAAATGGTTTCAGAAGAAACTTTGGATGATATCGGATTAAGCTCAAACCAGTTAAAACTATTTAAAACCAATCTTCAGAGATTAACCCAGTTAATTAAGATGGTAAATAAATTCAGTAGCGAAGATAAAAACTTAGCTAGATTAATTGATTCGGCAAAAGGTAACCCAGTATCAACAGCTGACATAAATAGCATGTTAGAGTCCGACCCAAAGAGTTTAAAGATATTTGTTAGCGATTTTAACAAAGCTTTATACTCAATTGAGTTTAAAAATGGTAACAGTATTATCGACCAATTAAGTAAAATCCAAGTAAATAAATTACAAGAGGATGAGCTTGTTGATGAAAAAGCTGAGAGAGAACAACCTAAAGGTGGGATGAATAAGATCTACAACGATAGGCGTGCATTCTTAGGTAACTTACAAGGTTATGTTAAAACATTATATTCAATTTTCTCGTATTTAATCGATAAGATGAAATCTAACCCAGAAGGTAATAAAGAGGCACAAGCTGATTACTTAACAGGCCAAAAGGGTGGTAAAAATAGCCCAGGGTTAACTTCTACTGATAAAACCCAAATGAATAAGGGTCTAAACGCTACCCAAGTTAGCGGTAGTCTTAGAGACGTTGGTAAAACCCTTGAAGAGGGTAAGAGATATACTAAAGAAGAATTAAGCGAAATGAGTATTGATATGGAAGAAGCTATTAACCCTAAGACTGAAGCTATGTTGAATAGTGTTAACGGTAAAATCTTTACGCAATTAGCTAAGGTTGTACCAGAATTAAGCACTAGAATTGCTACTGCATATCAACAAGAGTATGGTGAAACAATTAACAAAGCTAGATTAGGTAAATTCTTAGAGACAGTATTGGGTGCGTTGGCAACAGTTCCACAACAAAGAATGGTTCAGATTATCAATAGAGGTGATGTTGATATCACAGCTTATAAGAGAATGTTAAAGGATCTTAAGAATGCGGAAGGTCAAGATGGTGAACAACCAGTACAACCAACAGCATCATCTTTTAACCCAAGCACACCAGAAAAATTCTTACCAGTAAACGTTTCTGGATATGATTTAGCTGGCCAGAAAAATTCATTCAGAACTGGTTTAGCACAAAAAGCAGCTGAGATTATCAGTAGACAAACTGACATGAAACTAGATGAGAAAAACATGTTAGCGGTAATGAAACAATTGATCGACACATTAAACAGTAAGCACGGTGGTAATATACCGAAAGCTCAGTAAATTTTAGAAAGCCCCAGTCGGGGCTTTTTTTTTGCGTTTATTTTTTTTATTTCTTGCTTGGTAATGAAAAGTTTATTATCTTTGTAAAAATATATTTTACTATGCCAGAATTTTACGTAGAAGACTTGGACATTGACCCAAGTGAATTTGTCAGCGCATGCTCAAAAAGAGAGATTGGAGAATTAATCGATGCGTTAGCTGAAGATGGTTACATCGTCAACCCAATTAACAGTGTCCCAGCAGAGGATAAAAATCTTTTAGATGAAGAACGGGATGAGGTTATGGGTAAATTAGCTGGTCGAGGTAGATTAAGATTAACAAACGAAGAAGAAGAAATTATTAGAAAGATAGCAAACAGGTTATGAATTTAGAAACATTAAACAAGTATCACGAGGATGGGTTGTTGTACAAACAAACACACCCAACTCTTCCATTGACAATTTGGAACTACACCGAAAAAGTGCAGTACGAAATGTTATGGGATGAGATTACTATTGCATGTCGTGGACTTGTTACTGATGATTCTGGTAACATTGTAGCTAGACCATTCCCTAAGTTCTTTAACTACGAAGAGGTTATTGATAAAGACGTTATTCCATGGGATAGTGAGTACATCCACGTACAAGAAAAAATGGATGGGTCTTTGGGTATCCTATTTCATTACGCTAGTGAGTGGCATTTGGCTACCAGAGGTTCGTTTACATCGGATCAAGCTGTAAAGGGTCTAGAGATACTTAAATCAAAATACGATTTAAACAGATTTGTAAAAGAGGTTACTTACCTATGCGAAATCATATACCCTGAAAATAGGATCGTTGTTGATTATGGTGAGGATAAGATAACCTTTCTAGGTGCTAGTGTACCTGACATGGAATTTAACTGGGCCCCAGCTAAAGCGATATTCAAAACTTCTGGTATAAAAGAAGAGGATGTTGTTTGGAGTTCTATGGATGTGTTATCTGAGGATGTTTTCAAAAGATATCAAAATCTTAACGAGCCAGATAAAGAGGGTTTTGTTATAAGGTTTTACCCATCCAATTACCGTGTTAAAATTAAGTTTGAGGATTATGTTAGACTTCATAAGATAATGACAAACCTATCAACACGTAATGTTTGGGAGACGTTATCAAATGGGGGTGACATAATGGAAACATTGGTTGATGTCCCAGATGAGTTTTATGATAAAATAAAGGGGTATGCCGAAGAATTGCAGAACCAATTTAGTACGCTTGAAAGAGAGTACAAGTGGATCTTTAAGATATTACATCGCTCATTGACTGAGGTATATAATGTACCACAAGAAAAACAACGAGCGGTATTCGCGCAGTACGCTAAGAACTACAAACACCCAGCCATCTTGTTTAAGATGTTAGATGGTAACGATTACACGAAAATAATTTGGAGTTTAATTTACCCAGAATACAGAAAATTATGAACATGTTAGATTTAATTATTGAACAGAACCCAGAAGAGGAGTTCTTAAAAGCGGACGGATTAGATGGGGCTATCATTGGTTATGATGACCAAACTGGTAGACTCATTTATTCCATGAGCAAAGTTATTGGAATCCTCACAACGGAAGATGAGATGACTGAAGAAGATGCTCTAGAGCATTATTACTACAACATCCATGGAAGTTACGTAGGAGAAAAAACACCGATTTGGTGTTATGATTATTTTTAGATATATTTGCAAAATGAAAATACAAGTAGGAAGAAACCAAAAGGTTTGGTTTACATCGGACACACACTATGCGCACACGAATATTTGTCGTGCCATATCAAACTGGCCCGATGAGGATAAGACGAGAGATTTTGAATCTTTGGATAAGATGAATGCTGCGATTGTTAATGCGATCAACAACAATGTTGGTCCAGATGATATCTTATTCCACTTGGGCGACTGGTCATTTGGTGGATTTGAGAAAATCGCTGAACTTCGTCACAGAATCATGTGTCAAAACATTCACTTGGTGCTTGGTAACCATGACCACCATATCGATCGAAATAAAGAGGGTATACAGGACTTATTCGCTTCTGTGAGTAAATACCATTACCTTACACTTAAAGTCGATAAGGGTGGCTCCCATGACGTTCATAGAATGGTATTGTGCCATTTCCCTATTGCGTCTTGGCATGACCTTAACCAAGGTGTTATCCACTTGCACGGACACGTTCACTTGCCAGCGCATTTGAAATTCGGTCCAGGTAAGATGATGGACGTTGGAATGGATGGTTCAAACGGGATGGAACCATACGAATTAAAAGACATCCTAAAATTAATGGAAAAAAGAGAAAAAAGATCAATGATCGCATACGACCATCATGAGTAAAGAATTAATATTAGTAAGAGGAGTACCAGGATCTGGTAAGAGCACAACCGCAAAACTATTGGGAGCGGGTGGGGCTGGCTACGCACATTTTGAAGCCGACATGTATTTCACGGAAGATGGGGTTTATAAATTCGACCCTACTAAAATAAGAGATGCGCATGCATGGTGCCAAAATAGTGTTGAGCAAGCAATGTTATTAAACCATACCACTGGACATAACAGTGTAATCATAGTATCAAACACATTCACACAGGAGTGGGAAATGGAACCGTACTATGCTTTAGCAAAACAATGGAACTATAAAGTGTTCAGTATCATCGTTGAGAACAGACATGGTGGTTTGAACGAACACAACTGTCCAGAAGAAACAATACAGAAAATGAAGGATCGTTTTGAAATTAAATTGTGATGAAACAAGTTGTATACAATATAGGGTATAAAGGAACTGGTTCTGGTGTATTGACTGCGTTTCCGCAAATTTGGGATTGTGATTTTCCAACATTTGCTAAGAAAATAAGACTGAAAAAAAATATCAAAGGACTATTTAACTGGGCAAAAGAAAATCATGTTGCACCTTCAACACTTGTATTGTATATTGTTATTTGGTATGATGATGTTTATTGGGAGTACACAATTAAGATGATTAACGTTAGAGAATATAGAAAACATTGGGAATTAATATATAAAAAAGAATGGAAAGAAAATTAGCAAGCATACAAATAATAGCCGATATCAGACCTATTGAAGGTGCTGATGCTATTGAAGTTGCACGTATCAACAACTGGGATGTTGTTGTGGCAAAGAATGTTGGTCACAAGGTTGGTGACCATGTGGTTTACTGTGAGATCGACTCATTCCTACCTGTTAGAGAAGAGTTTGAGTTCTTGCGTAAGAGTTCGTTTAAAAGAATGGGTGACCAAGAAGGTTTCCGTCTTAAAACAATTAGACTTCGTGGACAAGTGTCACAAGGTTTGATCTTACCTATGAGTGTCTTTGGGGAGTTCAGTTGGACCGCGTATGAAGGTCTTGATGTTACCGAGAGATTGGGTGTCGTTAAATATGAACCACCTATCCCAGCTGAACTTGCTGGTAAGGTTCGCGGTAACTTCCCAGGTTTCTTGCGTAAGACAGATGAAGAACGTGTACAGAACTTAACCAAAGACTACACAAAATGGGTTGAGGAAGGTTTGGATTTCTATGTGACTGAGAAACTTGACGGTAGCTCCGCAACATTCTATTTGAACGATGGTGTATTCGGTGTGTGTTCTAGAAACCTAGACCTTGAGGAAACTGAGGGTAACACTTTCTGGAAAGTGGCTCGTGAGTTAAAACTCGAAGAGAAGTTACGTGAGAATGGACAGAACTTGGCCATTCAAGGTGAGTTGATCGGAGAAGGTATTCAGGGTAACCCATACAAGATTAAAGGTCACACCGTTAGATTCTTCAATGCGTTTGACATTGATTCTCAAACCTACTACGGCTTACCAATGTTCTTGGCTTTATTTGAACATCAGTTTAAATTGGAGATTGTTCCGATGTTAACTAACTTGACAATGAAGCTACCTCAAACAATCGATGAGTGCTTGGCGTTCGCTGATGGTAAATCAGTTCTTAATAATGGGTTTGATCGAGAAGGTGTTGTGTTCAGAACCATGGATAGAACCGTAAGCTTCAAAGCCATATCAAATACGTTCTTACTAAAAGAGAAATAATATGTTCAACGGTCTCTATGATATGATGGATGGTGCAATGGCTGAAGCCCTTGGTGTTGATTTGGAAATTTATATTGACATTATCGATAATAAGTGTACCTTTGAAGAAGCGGATTTTATAATCAGTGCTGTGTGGGGTGAAGATGAGTCCGAAATAGAAAAAGCGAAAGAAATTTTTAATAAATACATATGATATACGTAAGCATTGACATAGAGACAACTGGTTTAGACAATGACAACAGTCAGGTTTTATCTATTGGGTTAGTTGTTGAAGACACTAATAACCTAAAACCGTTTGATGAGTTACCTAAACTTGAGGTTGCCATCATACGTGAAAGATTGGAAGGTGAGATCTTTGCTCTTAATATGAACAGAGAACTCATCTCCGATATTCTTAGTTATAAAATAGCTAAGACACCAGAGGCTAAAGCTGAGATCATGGAAAGAACTGGTCGTGAATATCTTTATGAGGAAGATGTCACCAAACGAATCTTCCATTTCTTATATGATCATAAAGCTTTGGATGGTGGTCCCGACTTGTTTGAACCAAACAGGATGATTGAAGTTGTTAAGGGTAAAAGTTACCCAATGTTGACATCAAAGATGAAACCATATTATTTCAACGGTGCTGGTAAGAACTTTGCAAACTTTGATAACAAGTTCTTGGAGAGATTACCAAGATGGAAACAAGTGTTGAAAGCTAGAGGTAGGACAATCGATCCGTCAATCTTATTTGTTGACTGGAAGAACGATGACGCCATCCCAGGGTTGTCGCTTTGCAAAGAGCGCGCGAAGATGGATCCACATGTCACACACAATGCCATTGATGATGCGATGGATATTGTTAAACTATTGAGAACACGATACGCATGAGAGTAATCTTTTTGGATATTGATGGGGTTATGAACTCCACTGTCTTTTATAAGCAAAGACATAAGAGACGTTGGAGAAAACCCATCACTTGGTGGTATGCGTTAAGGCGAATAGTCAGAAAGTTATTTGGTATTAAACCAAAGGGGGTTTCTTTAGCGGATTGGAAAACACCTGATTCACATTACACATTTGACTACCAATTCAAAAGATTACAAGAAGAGACTTGTCCTCAGAAATGGAAATGGTTGTCTGAATGGTGTAATGAAACAGATACTAAAATTTGTATTTCATCAACATGGAAACATCACTTTGGGGTTAAAGGGTATGTCTCTACACCTGAAAAATGGGAAGATGCTTTAGTTAAACTTGGGTTTAAAGAAGGTACTTACGTTGGAATTACTGGAGACCGAAGAACTTTAAGGGGTGACGAAATTAAAGATTGGTTAGAGAAACACCCTGAGGTTGAGGACTACGCAATATTAGATGATGATTCTGATATGTTGCCAGAACAATTTATAAAGTTTCATCACACGGACGGTTGGTTTGGGTTAACACCAAATCACTTATATAGAATTAACAGACAATTTGAAAACAAAAGTAATTACGAAAGATTAACACAGACAATAAGATAATGAAAGTTATATTTTTAGACCATGACGGAGTAATCTGTCTATCCTCAGAGTGGGGTAATCGTTTTAAGAAACAAGATAAATGGGGTGGGCGTAAATTATCTATGACCACAAGACAAATGCCAGTTGAATATCGATTCGATAACTTCAATCAAAAGGCTGTTAAGGTCCTCAATGAGATCATTGAGAAGACTGGCGCTGAAATCGTTACATCATCCGATTGGAAACGATGGGCAAACCTTGAAGAAATGGGTGAGTACTACGAGTCCAAAGGGATTATTAAAAAACCAATTGCATTGACCACTGATTTGGGTCAGTGCACCTGGTACAACGGTATGACATGGATCTGGTCACCACAATGGGACTTGGAGATGACCCGTGTTATCGAAATTAAACAGTACCTACATGATCATCCTGAGATTACTCATTGGGTTGCTGTTGATGATTTGGACATGGGTAAGAACGGTGAATCTTGGAAAGACTGGGGGTTGGATAACTTCGTACTCACACCAAGTGGTAGCGAAGGCATCAAACAATCAGGTATCAAAGAAAAAATACTTAAATATCTGGAATAAACTCATTTAGAATACTATTTATAATGTACGCATATTTTTGCATTACATAAACATCATAATAGCAACATATGGAAGATGACGATAGTAGGAAAAGTGAAGAAGGAGACCTGGAAAAAAAGGGTTTCAACAACGTGTTTAATGTTAGCAATGTTTTTCAACCCATTTGGGTTCGATGCGTTGTTCAAAATGGTGATGGATTGGACAGGTTCCTACTGGATTACGGATGCAATTTTTTATGGTATTGCGGCGCTATTTCTTGGTTTATATTTCTTAGTCAATAAAAAATCCACTAATTAATTTGTTTATTTAGAAAATAGTTATTACTTTTGTGTCATGACACAGAAATATAATATCTATTTAGACGATGTCCGCACGCCAGTAGCTGATGAGTGGGTCGTTGTACGTAACTACGATGAGTTCGTGGCAAAAATAACTGAGATCGGCTTGGGTAATATCGAGTATATTTCATTGGATCATGATTTGGGTGACACCGCGATGAAAGAGTATTTTGAAAATGTTTCACCAAATTACCAGTTGGATTATTCTAATATCCATGAAAAAACTGGTTTGGATTGTGCGAAATGGTTAATCAATCATTTTTATGATACCCACCCAGAATACTTAGAACAATCTAGAGGTGAGAAGAAACGCTCGCTTTATTTCCCTTTCCCACATGTTTATGTACATTCGGCTAACCCGATTGGCTCAGCTAACATAATGGGTTACGTCAATAATTTTTTAATGAATGAGGCACAGCCACAAGATTGTGTGCGCGTGCAAATTGAACACACTGTGTAATGATAGATAATTACGAATTACTTAAACCCTTCATGGTTTTTGATAGCCCAGATCATTTTTATTTTCTACAGGTTATCAAACGCAGGAAAGATAACCCAGAGCTGACTGGTAATAACAAAGTTATCGCCAATTACTATATCCGTTCTTTAGAGGAGTACCACAAGTATTACCTATTCGCTGTGCGTGAATGCCAACTAAATAATGCTAGAGCTTATTTGAGATTAAACGTTCGCGATGATAAGAAAGTCGCCTTGGAGTGTTTAAGAAAAATCAGTAACCTTGTCGCTGACGGTAACTATAAATCAGTCAAGAACACATACGATAACATTTGTGGTAAACACCACTCTGATAAGAATAAAAAATGGATCGTTGATTTTGATGAGGAGTGGATGCCAGAGAAAGACGATAGAGTCCAGGATATTATCAAAGCTGGCGGTAAGATATACGCTGAAGTACCAACTAAAAGTGGATGCCATATAATTTCCAGCCCGTTCAACAGAAATAAATTTAAATGGATGATCGACATTCATAGGGATAACCCAACAATCTTATATATACCTTAAAAAATAAAGTTATGATTAAAGAAGAACACAAATTAGATACCATAGCATGGTTAATAATAACGGTGATATGTACATCAGCGCTTGCGATATACATGGTATCAGACAACCTCAATTTAAAACGAGAGAACTACGATTTACAAAATAATCTTAAAAAGTGTGAACAAAAGATTGATTCTCTGGAAGCTGTGTGTGATACGCTAAGACACCAAAACGAGATAATCGAGGATTATTGTCTTGAGACCATGAAAAATTATGAGAATGAGATTAGTTTTCTTGGGCACTCATTAGATGAACATAATATTCGTCCAGACTACTCAAACTTTGAAAAATAATTTGGCCACTAAATAAAAAGTATTTATCTTTACACCATGAATATATTTTTACTAGATTACGATGTTAAAAAATGTGCGCAGGCGCACGTTGATAAACATGTTGTTAAGATGATACTTGAAACGGCGCAATTGTTATGTGGTGTTCATTGGGTAACAGATAGCCAGTCCACAGCACCTTACAAGTTATCACATAAGAACCATCCGTGTTCAATCTGGACCCGTGAGTCTTTATCCAACTACTTGTATTTGTGCGAGTTAGGTCTTGAGTTGTGTTACGAATACACCTACCGATACGGTAAGAGACACAAGTCGCAAGACGTAATCGAATGGTGTATTGTGAATAAACCAAACATTGTCGATAAAGGGTTCACTGAGCCAGCCAAAGCTATGCCAGATGAGTATAAAGTTGATGACGCTGTTGAGTCTTATAGAAACTATTATTCTGGTGCTAAATCTGGTTTCGCCACTTGGAAGGGTCGAGACGTACCTGAGTGGTATGAAAACCGATTTGAGTTATGTTAATTGAGGATAGATTAAAACACAAAATCCTAAGTCCCTCGGAAGTCATTAACTTTGTTACAGAACATAGGGCCCAGGGCGATAAGATAATATTCACCAACGGGTGTTTTGACTTGGTTCATCTTGGTCACCTGGAGTACTTGCTAAAGGCGAAGGAACTTGGTGGTATCCTAATGGTGGGCGTCAACTCAGATCAATCGGTTCGTACAATAAAAGGGGATAAAAGACCTATAATATCCGAAACCCAAAGGTATCATAATCTGGCGTGTTATTACTTTGTTGATGCGGTTGTACCGTTTGGTGATGAAACACCGATAAACTTAATAAAAATCATACAACCAGACTTTTTGGTTAAGGGTTCTGACTACAAACCAGAGGATATTGTTGGGTATGATACAGTAAAAAGTTATGGTGGTGAGGTGGTGACGATATCAACTGGTTTATCACCAGATATCTATAGCACAACAAAAATAATCGAAAGGGTAATTTTATCAGAAAAATAACTATTTATATTAAAACTATATCGTGAGTAATTTTAAATTAAAGAAATCAGAATTTATGGAATTAAACGTCAATAAAAAGGCTTTGAATGAGGCTGAAGAGAATGAGCTTACATCAACTATGCCAGAAGAGATAAAAGACGATGAAGAGACCAAAGAGGTTGAAACATCTGAAGAAGAAAAAGAAGAGAACACCGAAGAGAAAAAAGAGGAAGTAAACGAAGGTGGTCTATATAAATTAAGTCAAGAAACTATTAGCGAGTTGACTGATAGAATAAAAGATGAGTACACCGCTCACTACTTCTATGTTAACGCGTCTAACTGGTGTAGAGACATGAACTATAAGAAGGCTACCGCTTTCTTTGAGGCTGAGGCCGTTACTGAACTAGAGCACGCTAAGGGTGTTCAGGATTACATGACTGATTTTAATATCATACCTGTAATGCCATCGACTGAAACGAAAAGAACTTTCACTAGTTTGCCACAGATCATCAGAGAGGCTTACAAGTTAGAGTTGGATTTAATGATGAAATACAACGAAACATCAAGTAAACTATTCGCGTCAGACTTAACAACTTTTGATTTCTTACAGACGTATAGAGTAGGGCAAAAAGAATCTGTTGTTGAGTACAACGATTTGATTAACGCTTTGGATTTAGTTAACGAAAACGACAAATTCCAGGTACTTTATTTCGAACAAACATACCTATAAAATATTGCGTATCATCGATATTATACCCCGCCCTAAAAAAGCGGGGTTTTTTATTTGGTTTTATTAATTCTTTTTTCTATTTTTGTTACATGAATCCATTTTTAGAAAGAAAGCATGAGTTAACCGAACTTCATCTTAAAAAAGATAGGATAGCTTCTGATATTAAAAAAATAAAGGAAGAGCTTGAAAGAAAGATTGAGGCGCTTACCGATGTTCATAAGAACATGTTACTGGATACGGAACTTAAGATAAAAGAGTTCCCTAGACTCTGCGACCATACGGATGAGAATGGTGATTTAGCTACAGGCAAAGAGCATAAGATAATAGTACCTAGTATAGTTGGTGATATAACTTTGGTTAAACAAATGTGTTCGCTATGTGGTGGAAAAGTTTCTGAAGAAAAAATTGAGATCAGGAAATCTAAAGAAGCTGAATCCGAATTTAAAACCTGGTATCAAATTGATGACGATGAAACTTTTGTTGATACAATGACATTCGACCAGAATTTTATGAGTAATTTTATGGGTTATGTATCAGGTAGTACCATCGATATAAATTACATATTATAATGGACTCCTTAAATAACAATAATGAGTAATTTTTGGAAAGACGCATATAAAGATAGTTGGGAACAATCAGCCACCAAAGAGAACCTAATCAAAGGGATAATTGAATCTGAGACAGGTTTAAAAGTTGATATAGTGGGTCTTGGTGCGGGTACAACCGATTACATATCTGGTAGCGCCCAGGACAACAACCACGAGAAAGGTGACGCTGACTTGTATATCGAAAGCAAAGATATACATATCGAAGTTACTGGCCCTAATGTACCCATGATGATATTTGATGATCTATGGTTCAGACCAGACAAACTAAATAACACTTACAAAAAAGTTGTTACTGGTAACGGTAAACTACATTTGATCGTACACGTACAGGATGATAAACAAAACGGTAGAAAAATCATTCGCGGCATCAACCTTAACGAACAATTTTTTCTGGATGTTAAAGCAAACCCCTACCCAATTATCACACCTAAGATAAGGGGTAATGTTGAGAAATATGTTGAGATTGATCCAAAAGATAAGCACATAATAAAACTTGACCAAATAATAGAGTTAATAAAATCAGTATAATGAGTAAAACTTTTAAATATATTCTGGGTACCGTTTTCATAGTATTTGGTATGTGTGTGGGTGCAAGTAAATTGGCCAACGTGGTTGGTATAATTTTAATAATTTTGATACTAAACCATGCGAGGAAATCGTAAGGTTTAAAACTTAAAGATATGATAAATAAAAAAGTTAGATTCGAATATGAGTTTTTACGTACAGAAGTGGCTGGTATTCAATTACTTGGTTCTGAGGTTAAGGCTATAAAAGATAATAAGATTTCCATGGGTGAATCTTATTGCGTGTTCCATAACGGTGAGCTGTATGTTAAGAACATAAACATAAGTGGTAATGGTACCGCCTATTCACATGAACCAACAAGAGATCGTAAACTTCTTTTGAGAAAAAGCGAGTTATTAAAACTACAAAAGGACTTGGTTAAGGGTTTAGCGATAGTACCTTACAAGTTGTTTAAGAACGAGCGGGGTAATTATAAATTGGAAATAGTTCTGGGCCGTGGTAAAAAATTACATGATAAGAGAAACGCGATTAAAGAACGTGATATTAGTAGGGAAACCAACAAAACACTTGCTTAATTAAAATAAATTTACTATTATTATAATCTAATAGGATAAAAACTTGGGTGATAAAAAGAAAATACCAGATTTAGTTGTATGGGATGAAGTTGAGGGGTATAATGCGAGTAAAATGCAGTACCCGACAAACGTCAGCGCACCCGCGTTTACATTACCAGATGTTGGGTTGGTTAGAACCGAGTCGGCTAAAAAAATGATGGATGTTTTCGAGCAAGAGAAAAAAGAACTTGTTAGTAAGGTTGAGAAAATGTACAGAGAATACCTAGACTCCGTAATGGTGTGGGAATCAAAAATATCGTTTGATCCTGTTGTTGGGCAAACGTATTATTTGTATGATTTTAAAGGTGTTAACACCCTCTCATTACTATCACCAGATGATTGGAATAAACACGATTGTTTTATTGGTGGATTTGTGTTGAACTCCGATAGAAAATGGATTAGAATATGAGAAGATTTATTAATAAGATTATTTTCATAATTGAAATATTCTTTGACAGAATAAAAAAGAAACGAAAAAGTATTTGGGATTTATGAATAAATTAGATAAACAATATCAAGAATTACTCCAATCAATTTTAGATTACGGAGTTGAAAAGAAAGATCGAACAGGTACAGGAACCAAGAGTATCTTTGGTTATACCATCCGTCATAATATGAGAGATGGTTTTCCTTTATTGACCACCAAGAAAATGGCTTGGAAAACTATGGTTACGGAATTAATATGGTTCCTACGTGGCGATACAAACATCAAGTTCCTTGTTGATAATAATTGCCATATCTGGAATGGAGACGCTTTCAAAAACTTTATGAATACGAGTGAAGGTGACCCCGATTTAATCTGGAACCAGGAACAATTCATTAACATGATTAAGACCGATGATGAGTTTGCTAAACAATGGGGTGAATTAGGCCCCGTGTATGGTAAGCAATGGAGAAGTTGGGGTGAGGGGTTCAAACGAGTGCCAAATGAAAAAGCTGATAAAGTTTATCATGTCACAACAACGGGTATAGACCAAATTGCAAACCTAATCAACGACCTTAAAACAAATCCTGACTCAAGACGATTGATGGTTAATGCTTGGAATGTAGGTGGATTAGACCAAATGGTTCTTCCACCTTGTCATTATGGATTTCAAGTTTATACAAGAGAGTTGAGTTTGGAAGAAAGAATTGGATTAGTAAAACCTATCCCAAATTTGTTTACACATGAAGATTGTGATGTAATAAATTTACCTAAACGAGCAATCTCTTTAATGTGGAATCAACGTTCAGTGGATACATTCCTGGGTTTACCGTTCAACATCGCATCTTATGGGTTGTTACTTGAGATCATCGCCAAAGCTGTTAACATGGTTCCAGATGAATTGATTGGTAATTTAGGTGACACACACCTTTACTTGAACCATATTGAACAAGCTAAAGAACAAATCGGTAGAGAGTTAACTGACGAGGAAAGATATAATATTTGGTTCACAAATAATTACGAAACTGGTATGGAAAGATATTTTGACCCAAATAATTTACCAGACTTTGATGATGGGTATTATACACCAACACCAAAAAGAACAAGAGAACCATACCCACTACCTGTTTTAAAACACATGAAAACGGATGAGTTCTACAAATCTTTAAGTGAGGATCAATCACTATTCCACCATCTAAACCCAGCAGATTTTATGGTTGAAAACTACCAATCACATCCAACAATTAAAGCACCCTTAAGTAACTAATTATGAGAATAGGCATAGATACAGTCATGTCCCAAATATATGTGTTACCATACGTTAAAGTAACACATAGTAGATGGTTAAATGGTAACTACGAATTAATAATCGGTTGGCTTAAATGGGAATTGGTAATAGGAATATGAAAAAAATTAGAATTGAAGGTTATTGTTACAGGACTTGGACTAAAGGTGGGTTTAAACAATTTAGCCCAATACCTTGCCCGTTCTTTGTGCATAACCCATTAGGACATTTTATTGAGACAGGTGTTTCAACAAACCTTTGGGTGATAAGTGTAAGCTTTTTGATCTGGGACTTTGGTATCCAGATTTACCAGGATTTAGAATATTAATTATGAAAATATTAAGAAGAATTTTAGCGTTCATTATGGGTATGATATTCTACCCATTTGTTACGGGATTTATAATGCTCGAAAACATTGGGTTTTTTAATGAGATGAAAAAATATAATTGGACTGCTATATTTGCGTATAGCGCTATTGGTTTTATGGCTTACTTATGGATCATATATGTTGTAAAACCTTTGGTTCTAATAATAAGTGGAAATATAATTGATTAAATATGACATTAAGAGAATTAAAAACATGGGTAGATAATCTACCAGAAGAATTTCTTGACTTTGAGGTGGTTAACGGTGAAGTTGGGATGCTTGAGGGTCAATACATGTACCGTCTTGATAAACCAGTAACAACATTAATCGTTGATGAGGAAAATAAAGAGGTTGTGATATTAAACGATTCGCAAGAAACCGAAGATCATATAAGAGAAAATTCGTAGTGATTAAATTAATTATATTCGATTTGGATGGTGTTTTAGTTGAGGCTAAGAACATACACTTTGAGGCTTTTAATAAAGCTCTTGGCGAATACGCCATCACCTGGGATGAGCATTTGTCGATCTACGATGGTTTGAAAACGAACCAAAAATTAGAGATGCTTCACGAACGTAAAGGTTTACCCAAAGAATCCTTTACCGCTATCTGGGGTGATAAGCAAAAATACACTTTAGAAGCGTTAAGAAAGTTAGAAGATGATCCGTTATTAACGCTAACAATTGCACATTTAGTTCATGATGGGTATAAAATCGCTGTTTGTTCTAACAGCATTCGCAAGACGGTTTTAACGGTTTTATCCAAACTTAACATTATCGAGTATATTGACCTGGTAATATCTAATGAGGATGTGAACAACTCAAAACCACATCCAGAGATGTATTGGAAAGCGATGAGTAAGATGAGTGTTTTACCAGAGGAGACATTAATCGTTGAGGATTCACCTTACGGTTTACTAGCAGCCGCAAGAAGTAAATCGCACATACTAAGAGTGGCACACCCTAAAGATGTCACTTACACAAACATAGCAAATAAATTAAAAGAAATAGAAATGGGTACTGAAACAAACACACCTAAATGGAAGGATGGTAAGTTAAACGTGCTTATCCCGATGGCTGGTGCTGGATCTAGATTCGAGCAAGCTGGATACACCTTCCCTAAACCTCTTATCGAGGTTAATAATAAACCGATGATACAGGTGGTTGTTGATAACCTTAACATTGATGCGAACTATATATTCGTTGTACAAAAAGCCCACAGAGATAAGTATAATTTAGATACGTTATTAAATCTAATCGCACCTGGTTGTAAGATAATAGAAACGGAAGGTTTAACACAGGGTGCCGCTTGCACAGCTTTGTTAGCTAAAGAGTATATCAATAATGACGCACCGTTATTCTTCGCGAACTCCGATCAGTTTGTTGAATGGGATTCTAATGAGTTCATGTATAAAATGAATGAGACAAATGCCGATGGTGGTATCGTAACGTTCAAAGCCACCCACCCAAAATGGTCGTTCGCTAAGATTGGGGATAGTGGTTTCGTTACTGAAGTTGCTGAGAAGAACCCAATATCAGATAACGCAACAGTTGGTTATTACTATTGGAAGTCTGGTTCTGATTTCGTGAGATACGCTGAACAGATGATTGATAAAGATATTAGGGTTAACAACGAGTTTTACGTTTGCCCAGTGTTCAATCAGGCAATTGAAGATCAAAAGAAAATACTCGCATTTGATGTTAAAGGTATGTGGGGTCTGGGTACGCCAGAAGATTTAAAGTTTTACTTAGAGAACCATAAAAAATCTAATTAAATGTTAAGACAAGGTATTATAATACAAGGACCAACCCAATACTATAGAGAGGTATGTGAAGTTTATTCCGTGTATAAAGATGTTGTTTGGTCCACTTGGGTTGATGAGCCTAGCGAGAACATAGATTTCATTATCAGTAGCGGTATTGGTGTAATACTCAACCACAAACCAGAGTTTAATGGTTATTTAAATGTTAACCTACAATTAGCATCAACACTAAGAGGTATCGAATATTTTAAGGAGAGGGGGTTCACCGAGGTTATAAAAGTCAGAAGTGACATGTTATTCTATAACTTGGATAAGGTGTTACCGAAACTACATGGAAAAGAGATTGCTTTCCTTGGCTTGAATGACTCGTCACGTAAAACTAAACTAGCTTACTATTTGGATTACTATCACCATGGCCTCGACTTCACACCAGATCACATCGTCTTTGGTGAGATCAATGACATGTACAACGCCTTCAATTATTACACACCAATACATAACCCAGTCCCGCCAGAAGCCACCATTTTAAGAAACTATCTGATAACCAAAGGGGATGTTAATTTTAGCCACGCTAATTTAGTTGATAAAGGTGTTTATTTCTTTGCCAACGATTGTGTTGAGAATGATTGTACTATAATGTGGATAAAAGAAGGGTGGGACTTTCTAGGTTTTATTTTAAACCCACATAACTATTTTATTTTTTAAGATTATGAAACTAATTTCACACAGGGGTAATTTAAATGGACCCAACACTGAGATGGAAAACAATCCGAAGTATGTTGAAGAAGCTATTCTACGCGGATACGATGTTGAGATAGACGTCAGAGTAAAAGACGGTAAATTATATCTTGGTCATGATGAACCACAATACCCATTGGATATTGATTGGTTAGAGAGATGCTCATCGAGACTATGGTTACACTGTAAGGACACGGAAGTTATGGCTAAGTTCGTTGAGTTAGACCCTAGAGGTACTAATTTACATTATTTCTGGCACGAAAATGACACATTAACATTAACCAGCAGGGGTTATATGTGGGTGTATCCAGGTAAACAACCGATCAAAGGTGGTATCGCGGTTTTACCAGAACTAAATGATGATGATGTAACTCTCTGTTACGGAGTTTGTTCAGATTTTATTGAGCGATATAAATAAATTTTACTGAGGTTTTTTTCTTTAAATCAAAGTATATATTGTTATAAGATAATATAATAATATGGACGTACACGAATGGTTTAAAACAGATGAATTTAAAAACCTACCTTACATGAAAAGGGTTTGGATTAGATTCAAGGTTGCGTTTTTTGAAACAATCTCAATGCAATGAAAAAATGGTCTTCAATTAGAGTAGTTTATTTATTAATAGCTCTAATATTAATGTCGGGTGTTATACTCGAAAACTGGTATATAATTTCTTTTATTATTATCATGTTATTATTTGCGACAATAACTAAATTTTGCCCATCAAAATGGTTTTTTGAGAAACTTGGGTTTGGCAAATCGGATATGTAATGCAAATAGATAACACAATATCTAAAGGTTCTAAGATAGCCCTAATAATCTCTGGGTTAATTATGTTAGCCTTCTTTTCAGTACAAACATGTGTTGTTTTTGGGTTTTGTAAGCCATCTATTGAGATAGCCTATTTTGGTTACCTTTGTATCTTAGCGTTTACACCACCTTTTGTTTATGTTGTTCGTGAGTTTCTGGCTAAGAAAGCTATTACAGAAAAAGAATTAGATAAGAAAAATATTTACCTAGAACACGCTGCTAAAATAATTAGACACGATATGCACTCTGGTATTAACACTTATATACCTAGGGGTATATCTTCTTTAACAAGAAGGTTAACCGATGAGGCTATCGAAGATTTAAAATTAGCAGCGCCGTTAAAGTTATTAACGGAAGGTTTGAAGCACGCTCAAAAGGTTTACTCTGGCGTATATGAATTTACAAATTTGGTTAAGCAGGGTGAGACTTTAAATAAAAAGGATTGTAATGTACACGACATTCTTAAAGATTATTTAGATCTAACTTCATATAAAGATCAGGTTGTTATAAATGAGGATTTACCAACTTTAGAGGTTAATGAACCTTTATTTTGTACGGCCGTTGATAACTTAATTAGAAACGGTTTAAAATATAACGACTCACCAACAAAGTTTGTTAAGATATATCGTGAAGGTAATGATATTATCATAGAGGACAATGGTCGCGGTATTACGAACGATGAGTTTGTTGAGTTATCTAAACCATATAAAAGAAAAGAGGGGCAAAAAGAGAGCGGTACTGGTTTAGGTTTAAACATTTGTATTGCAATATTAGGTGAACATAAATTTAGCATAACAGCTGAAAAATTAGATAATGGAACAAAAATAAAAATTAAAACAAAGGCATGATAGATTCAATATTGTTAGTGGATGATGAAAACTTATTTCATTTAGTTTTCGAGGACGCGTGTAGTCTTTTAGATATAACACTATCGTTAAAAAGTGTTAGTTCAACAGACGAGGCGGAAAAAATCTTTATAGAAAGATTTAAGAATAAAGATACAAAACCAGAATGTGTTTTCGTTGATTTAAATATCATAGGTTCTAAATACGATGGTATAGAAATGGTTAGGAAGATTAATTTTGAGTATGGTAATGGTTGTGTTGTTGGTATAATATCATCTAGTTCCGATACGGAAGAACAAGCTAAAGCAATCGCCGCTGGTGCTCAGTTCTGGATAGTTAAATCAGATGATATTGAACCTAGACTTGAGGAGTTTAGAAAAGACTTTGATGGTTATAGGACTAGAAAAGCACCTTTTAAAGTTTATAAATAATGCTAGAATTGGGTAAAGATATTGAGGAGAAATTATTAAAGATATACGCTGATAATGGTGTTATGTTAGAGGGTAATATTCTTAAATTAATAAAACCAGAAACCAGTGATTTCGCTGAATACCTTAAAACCGCTAGTGAAAAAGATAAAGATAATAGGAGAAAACGCTTAGACATAACCAAACAGATCCAGGCCCAGAATAGGGAACTTATATCTGCTCAAGAAGAGAACATGTCCTTAATGGATGAGTTGAGAGATGCGCTTAAAAAAGCTGAGGATGCTAAGAACAACGCTGAAAATGATTTAGATCTCCTACAAAAGAAAACCCAATTTGAGTTAATAGGTTCAATCATAAAGGTGGCTTTATGGATAATCATTGGTGTTGGTGTTGTTACATCACTACTATATTTCTCGGCTTTAATGACTGGTAAAGACACCAAGATACTAGAGTCTGCTTGGTCCAACATGTTCGGTATTTTATTAACAAATTCATTCAGTATTATAGGTACCATAATGGGTGTTAAATACGCATCGAAAGAGGATAAATAATCAAACAAAAATATTTTTTTAAAGGGTTAACGAAAGTTAGCCCTTTTTTATTTGGTTGATAAACTTATTTATCTTATCTTTGTAAAAAAGAATATGGAAAAGGAAATTAAATGGGTATTAGCCCAACACGAAGGTACGAATCACATGTATGATAAGTATTTGCCTTATGAGTTTCATTTGCGCATGGTTGCTAACATGGCTAACAAATTTATGTATCTGATGATACCTAAGAATTATTTACACCCTGGTAACCAAGATGTTAACGACATTATGCTTGGTGCTTGGGGTCATGACTTAATCGAAGACACTCGTGTTTCTTACAATGATGTTAAAGAGGTGTTAGGTCATGATGCTGCTGAAATTATTTATGCGGTCAGCAACGAAAAAGGTAAGAACCGTAAAGAGCGTGCAAACGAAAAATACTATGAAGGTATCAGAAACACACCAGGTGCGGTATTTGTGAAATTGTGTGACCGAATTGCTAACGTGCAGTACTCAAAGATGACTGGTAGTCGTATGTTTGAGATGTACCGTAAGGAAAATGATGAGTTTATGACTAGACTTGGATACACATTCAACAATAGTCATCAGTGCTCGGAAATGTTTGAATATTTAATTGGATTATTTGAGGATTAAGTTATGTTTAAGTTTTATGAAGTTGGTGGTTGCGTCAGAGATGAGATTCTTGGATTGAAATCTAAGGACATCGACTACGTTGCGGTACCTAGTGACGTATTGTTGAAAGATGTTACTTCGGCACATGATATGTTTGGTATTCTTGAATCCCACCTTGAAGAAGAGGGGTTTGAGTTGTTTTTGGTGACACCTGATTGTTTTACCATCAGAGCAAAGTTCCCAAAAGGGCACAAGTATCAGGGTGTTGCTGACTTTGTTATGGCTAGAAAAGAAATTGGTTACGTCCCTGACACAAGACAACCCATGGTTGTACCAGGGACTCTGTACGATGATTTAGAGCGTAGAGACTTCACACTCAATGCTTTAGCTAAAGATGAGAATGGTGAAATCATTGATTACTTTAACGGTTTGAAAGCGTTAGAATGTGGTGTACTCATAACACCCTTATTGGCTGAGAAAACCATGTTGGATGATCCTTTGAGACTACTCAGAGCCTTTAGGTTTTCAATCACAAAAGGTTTCGTTATCTCAACACCAATCATGCTAACATGTTCAATGGATAGTGTTGTCGAAAAGTTAGAACAGGTCGTATCGCAAGAGAGAATCAGAGACGAGGTGTTCAAGATGATGAAACATGACACACTCAAAACACTCGAGTTATTCGAAAAAATTAGAACACTTAACCCAAAGCTGCTTGAGATCATGTTTGGTCGTGGTATGTGGCTTAAACCAACAACAGAACAATGATGACAATTGAAGAAATAGAAGCATTCTTTGAATCCCCTGAAGGAAAAGAATCTTTGGAAAAATTTGCGGAGAAACTTAGACAAGAAGATGAGTATAAAGATCGATGGATTGATCGTATGTGGAATCGTATTAAGGATGATATTGATGGATCAATAGAACATCTTGATAACTGGTATGGTTCCGATAAATATAGAGATCGTGAATATAGGAGAGGTTATGAACCACGTGAAAAATTATTTTGGATTTTACTTGGAGTGGCTGAGAAGTATGGTTCTGAGGTTGGTGATGAGTACGAGCTTTACGCTAATTCATTCACTGGTGAGATGTATAAATTAGGGTCTTATTATATTCAAGTAATGTATGGTCAAGGTTCGGTAATTAGGATTGATAAACAAAAATAGTATGGCAAAGCGCAATAAAATATTTGATATAACGCCCGAAGAGCGTGAAGAAATCCGCAACGCAAGGATTAAGTGGATCAAAGAGATGACAATGGAATATCAAATCGGGTATTATGTTGGTGAGCAGATCGTCAGGAAGGATTTACCCTGTCTTGATGTTGATATGATTCACACTAGTAGGGTGATTACCGTTACGCCAGAAGAGTTTGCTGAAGCTAAAAGATTGAGTGATTTTTGGTACGATAACCATAATGAGAAACTACATGGCGTTGAGGACCCTAATTGGCTGGCTCTACGGGATTATCACAAAGAACTTGAGGATAAGTATCTCCCGAAAGTTTTGACGTGTCATATCGATCCTTTTAACGTTGTTGACATGGAAGAGTTTAAGAGGGGTGTTAGAACGGCTTTGTGGGATTGTGATATGTGTCATTACGATATTAGAGAAAACTCTGACATAGATGTCGAATATGATGAAGATTATTATTTCGCAATAATCACATTAAAAAGATAAAAAATTTGGTTTTGTAAAAACTATTAACTATTATTATAAAAATTTAATAAAATGATAAGTACACCACTAGACAAGATCCTTTTCATGGATATCGAAACCGTAGGTTGCGATGCTACCTACAAAAAATTACAGAAGTCGAACAAAGAATTGGCATTCCAATTCGGTTTGTACGAGGACCACTTCAAGAAAAAATACGCTGAAGAAGCGGATAGCACACTCGAACAAATATTTGTGAACAAAGCCGCGTTAACACCTGAGTTTGCAAAGATTGTTTGTGTTAGCTTTGCTTTTATCGTGGGTGGTGAAGTAAGGGTACAATCATTCTCTGGTGAAGATGAGAAGGTTATCCTTGAAGGTGTTAAAGATATCATGGAGCGTGTACATGCGAAGGGTTACACTCTTTGTGGACACAACCTTAAAAACTTTGACATCCCTATGCTTGAGAAGCGTATGATTATTAATGGGATGTCCTTACCGAAGATCTTGCCGACCTACGATACAAAACCTTGGGACATGAAAGTCATCGACACCAAAGAGATTTGGGCTTGCGGTGCATTTGGTTCTATCGGTACATTGGAATTGATGTGCGTTAGTCTTGGTATCGAGTCACCAAAGAACATGGAAGTTACAGGTAACAAAGTTCACGAAGCTTACTGGACTAAAAAAGATATTGACGGTATTACAGACTACTGTGAGAAAGATACTGTAACGTTGGTTGAGGTCTTGATGAAACTTAAGGCTTTAAAATAAATGGGTTACGTAAAAAAGTTTAAGGTTGTTGAGGATAAATTCGCCGCTGTAATAAAACAGTTGGGTGAGGTTGCGCCCTCAACAACCGAACAAGATATAAACGAACACTGGGATGTCAAACTAGATATTAAGTTTGATGTGAAAGCTGTTAAGAAAGTCAACCGATCTGATGGTGAGACTGACGAAACAATTCACTGGGTTGAACTTATTAACGTTAGAGGTAACAGAGGTTGGTTGTATGGTGAAGCAGATTATTTCGCGTTTGAGTTAGATGACTATTGGGTAATCGTTAATAAACAAATACTACAAACCTTTATCGCTAAGAAGTGTGCTAAGAAGGAGAAGAGTGACACCCCAGCTTTGTATAAGATATACAATAGGAAAGATCGCTTAGATGCGATAACACTTGTTAAGACAATTGATCTGATGTACCTAGCCGAACAAGTAATTGAAAAGTAATATGAAATACGAAAAATGTGATTGTGGTAAGAAAGCTGTTTGGGTGTACATGCCAGGTTATGCTGGCGGTGCAAACCCATACCACTGTGATGATTGTGTTATTGATCCAGATAATAAAATCGGTTGTTCATGCAACTGGCGCTACGGTAAGGAACAGGAAGGTTTACCAATAGATTTACCCGAAGGTGTTGAAGGTGTTGACTGGGCTTGGGTTGAACACCCTGGGGATGAACATGTCGATAAGATCACCAAAGAGGATGATGGGTATTGGCAATACTTGGATGAAAGAGGTAGACCATACCCTTGTGCTGAGTATGACTACGATGAAGATGGTTTTGAATTAGATGAAGAAAATGAGTAAATTAAATATAGCAATCATTGCACACGATGGTAAAAAAGCTGACATGGTTTCATTTATAATGAAACGGTTAGATTTTTTTGGTAACCACACTAACATATACGCAACAGGTACAACAGGTAAACACGTTGAGCATGCTGGGTTAACAAACGTCACCAAACTAAACTCTGGCCCAATGGGTGGTGATGCTGAGATAGCTGCAATGATTGTCAATAAACAAATTGACGGGGTTGTATTCTTTATCGATCCACTCGAAGCTCATCCGCATCAGGTTGATGTTAACATGCTACTTAGAATTTGCATACTACATAATACACCGCTAGCCGTAAACTATGCCAGTGCGTCTTTGATGGTTAGGTATTATGAACAATCAGTTTTAAATAAAAATCTATAAATATGGGAAGTATAAACTCAGACGCGCTGATAGCCATTGGTACAGTCGTATTAATTGGGCTAGGTTTATTGATATCGATCATTAAACACAATCACGAAAATAAGAAAAATAAAAAGTAAATTATTTGTTTATTAAATTAATTTACATTAAGTTTGCGATCTAATAAAGAATATGGCAGAAACACTAAACCTAGTAAACCCCAACGACATATTTACATTCAAGTATGAAATTAGTCGTTTCCCTGATGGTCAACAATCGTTGAGATTGATTGAAGATGGGTACAATACATTCCAATCGCTTAGAGATTCTGATCAAGCGCATGGTATTACGCTTAAATCAAGATTGAATACCTTCAGCGATCTTGAACTTATCATCTGTGCAACACAAGCATTGAAAGAGGTTGGTGTTAAAAACATTGAGCTTTACATACCATATTGTATTGGTGCTAGAAGTGATCGCAAGTTTATGGAAGGTGGGATCAATTATGTTAAGACAGTAATCGCACCAATCATTAACTCGCAAGGTTACAGCAAAGTAACAATTCTTGATCCGCATTCGGACGTACTAGAAGCATGTATTAATAACTTCGAAAAAATAGATAACATCGATCTTGTTTCATTTGCTTTAGTAGATTACTTCTTATCAAAAGGCTTTGAAACTTGGAGTGCAGAGAATTTTGAAAATGTTCGATTCATCTCTCCTGATGCTGGTGCGTTAAAGAAAGTGTTTCATGTTGCTGAAGCGGTTAAATACAGAAACGAAGTTATCATCGCATCTAAACATCGCAACCTTGAAACAGGTAAGATTGATTACACCAATGTACCTATGTCAGTGCATGATGCTGATAAGGATGTGTTTATCATTGATGACATTTGTGATGGTGGTAGAACATTCATTGAGATAGCTAAGGCGGTTGATGAGGTTAGAAAACTATCAAGTTCAGTTAAACGTGAAAACTACGGTAAGAACTACCTGATTGTCACTCACGGTATCTTCAGCTTTGGTTTTGATTTCTTAGTACAACACTTTGATGGTATCTACTGTACCAATAGTGTTAAAGATATTCAAGATGGGACCATTGTAGACACGTTCTCAAGACACAAAACAATTCATTCATTAGTAAAACAACAAAACGTATTTTAATATGGAAAATTTACACCCAGTAGCCCAAGTAGTGGGTATCATTGTAATCGGCATCTGCGTATGCATCGCGGTTTTAGCTATGTTCACCACCTATTTTGATAAAAGATAATAAATATGACACTAGCAATCGTTTTAACCATCATCATTATTCATTGGATCGCAGATTTTGTTTTCCAAGCTGAAGAATGGGCAACCAACAAGAGTAAAAGTAATACGGCTCTTTATAAACACGTACTAACCTACTCAACTTTTTGGTTGTTCGCCTCACCATTCCTATTAGGAACTTCAAGACCAGATGAGACCACTCAATGGTATGTTTATTCCTCTATTCTATTTTTCCTACTAACATTTTGCTGTCACTTTATCACTGATTACATCACCAGTCGAATCGTGGGACGTAAGTTTGCGAACCAAGAATATGGAAGTCCGATCCCCAACACAGGTGCCTTTACCGTAATCGGATTTGATCAAGTTTTACACTACGTTCAGTTATTTTTAACTTATTATTTGTTAATCCAAAAATAAACAGTAAGTTTGTATTATAATGGTAGATATTTTAAAGATCCGTTAAATAAAAAAAAAATAAAAATCAATAATATGTTTAAACCAAATTCATTATTCTACACAGATGGTTATAAGATTGGCCACAAGAAAATGTTAGCGTCTGGGACAACCCGTTTGTACGGTACTTGGATTCCACGCAGTGTTAAGTACGCGCCAAAAGGTGTAACTAAGATCGTATCATTCGGACAACAACTGGTTGTTAGGTGGTTGCATGATGAGTTCCAAGAGAACTTCTTTAGCTTACCTGAGCAAGTTGCTGTTGACTTCGGTAAAGACATGTCAATGTATCTTGGCATGGACTATGATGCGTCTCATTTTGTTGCACTTCACCGTTTAGGTTATTTACCAATCAGAGTTAAAGCTTTACCTGAAGGTATTGAGACAAATCCAAATGTACCTCACATGACATTCATCAACACTGTTGACGGATTCGCATGGTTGACACTGTACTTGGAGACAATCATTAGTTCATTGGCTTGGAAACCATCAACATCAGCTACAACCGCATTACAATACAAACGTAATGTTGTTGAGTGGGTTATGAAAACGGATCCAGCTAACGCTTTCTTGATCCCATTCCTTTGTCATGACTTCTCTGCTCGTGGATTGAGTCCATGGGATATGTTGTCAAGTGGCTTGGGTCACGCATCTTCTTTCTTGGGTTCTGATACAATCATCTGTATCCCAGGTTCACGTTACTATTACAATGAACCAGAAGATCAGGTTGCGATCTGTTCAGTGAACGCATCTGAACACTCAGTATCAACAACCAAAATCTTTACGGTTGGTGAGCAACAAATGATCGCTGATTGGTTGGTTGATTTCCCTAAAGGAATCTTATCAATCGTATCTGACACGTTTGACTTGTGGAAGCTGATCACAGAATACTTGCCAGCAAACAAAGAAACTATCATGGCTCGTGATGGTAAGTTGGTTATCCGCCCTGACTCAGGCGACCCAGTGGATATTATTTGTGGATTGAACTCAAACCCCCCAATTATGATAGATTCAGAATTATTGAAATCGAAAGATGTTCACAATGAACCTAAAGTAAAAGGAGTAATTGAATTACTTTGGGAAATCTTCGGTGGTACAATCAACGAACAAGGTTACAAAGTTCTTGACCCACACATCGGAGCAATCTACGGTGACTCAATTACATTGGACCGCCAAATCCAAATCTACGAAAGATTGGAAGCGAAAGGTTTCGCAGCGACAAATATCGTATTGGGTGTTGGTTCATTCACTTACCAAATGAACACCCGTGACACATTAGGTTTTGCCGCCAAAGGTGCTTGGTTTGAGGTTAAGGAACTCGTATCTGGTGATGAGAATAGTGAAGCTTATTACAAAAAGACAGGTTACGACATTTACAAAGACCCAATCACTGACGATGGAACAAAGAAATCATTAAAAGGTTTAATTTGTGTGACTGAAGACCATGAAGTACTTACACAATGTACTTGGGAACAAGAGGCTCAAGGAATCTTACAAACAATCTATGAGGAAGGTCGATTCGATAACCAAACATCGTTAACAAAAGTACGTAATAAATTAAATTCAATAAATTAAAATGGCAAATATAGACCTACCAGCTCCAAAGGACAGAAACCTTTATCTAGCAAAACAAGTTGATCAAGACAGTATCAACTCAATCACAAAATCAATCGTTGAAATTTGTGATAACGATGAGTATCTAACAAAGTTATATGCTTTGCATGATTTAACTTACGTACCAAAACCGATTAAACTTTACATCGATTCATACGGTGGATACGTTTATCAGTGCATGGGTCTGTTGGGTGTAATGAAGCAAGCTAAGACACCCGTACACACGATTGTAACTGGTTGTGCAATGAGTTGCGGATTCCTTATCTCGATCTCAGGCCAAAAACGTTTTGGTTACCCTAAATCCACATACTTGTACCACCAGGTTTCATCAGGTGTACATGGTAAAGCGAAGGATATTGAGGAAGAAGTTATTGAGGTTAGAAGACTTCAGAAGATGATTGAAGATATCACACTTGAAAGCACAAACATTAGTAAAAAGAAACTTAAAGAAGTTTACGATGGTAAAGTTGATTGGTTCATTGATTCAAAAGAAGCAAAAGAATTAGGCGTGATCGATCAAATATTGTAATATGAAGGCGATAATCGCTGTAAATAATTTGGGGTTCATAGGCAAGGGTAACACTTTATTGTGGAAGAACAAGAAAGATCTACAACACTTTAAAGAGTTGACCCTTGACCAGGTCCTATTGGTTGGTTACAACACCAACTCAGAACTACCACCATTACCAAACAGAACAGTAATGCTGGATGAGAAAAATAATATAAACCTCACACCTCATTGGTGTATAGGTGGTAAAAAAACCTATGAAAAGTATGCCCCATACTTTACTGAGTTACACATCTCACATATAGATGATAACCAAATAGGTGACGTGGTCTTCCCCGACCTATCAAATCTAAACCCAGAGTGTAAAATATTTAACTACCATTTCTAATGACAATAAACGAACTATATGAGAAAGCTTTGGAGATCGAGTCTAAGTATACATCAGATTCTAATCTGAGTCTTTACATCAATAAAACCAGGTATCAAAATGGTATGATACGATACCAACTAAAGCATGAAGGTTCTGGTAAGATTGTCGATACTGGTTATGGTATAACTAACATTAGAGAACTACTAACTGTTTTTGATATGGGTATGGCTGCTAGATATAGGTTTAGAGATGCAGAGGGTGATAATTTAACAATTGATTAATATGCGAGTAGTAGTAACAGGTGGCGCGGGTTTTATCGGTTCCGCGTTTATAAACAGACTTATGGATAAGTTTCCCGATATCGATGTACTGTGTGTGGATAAACTAACATACGCAGGTAAAAGAAAAAATATTAAACACGATGTATCGTTCTTGCAAAAAGATATCTGTGATGTAACACCAGAGGATCTTGGTAGTTACGATTACCTTGTACACTTTGCGGCCGAGTCACACGTAGACAACTCAATTGAGAACGGTAGACCTTTCGTTAGAACGAACGTTGAAGGTACGTTTAATATGATTGAGTGCGCAAGACAGAATCCGAAGTTAGATAAGTTCATCCACATATCAACTGATGAGGTCTATGGTGACATGGCTGATCACTATTCACTCAACCACTCAGCTACTGAGTTGGAACAGATTAAACCGAGTTCATACTATTCAGCTACTAAAGCTGCTTCGGATATGTTAGTTCAGGGTGCACATAGAACTTTTGGTTTGCCGTACCTAATAACCAGAACTTGTAATAACTTTGGTGAGCATCAGGACCCAGAAAAGTTCTTACCGAAGATATATCAGTGTGTTAAAAATGGTGGTGAGGTTCCTGTCTATGGTGACGGTGGCCAGGTAAGAGAGTGGATTTACGTCTATGATAATGTTGAGGTTATCCTTGATTTAATGTTTGATGAAGAAGCCGTTAACACCGTCTATAACATCGGATCTGGTGTTCATTATAGAAACATAGACCTTGTTAATATGATATCGGAGATACTTGGTAAGGATGTTAACTTTAAATTCGTAGCTGATAGACTTGGTCACGATAGAGCTTATCGTTTGAATTGTACCAAACTTAAAAAATACTATAAAGACAATAATTTTGATATGAAATACTACAATATTAAAGATTATTTGTTAAAATTGTATGGTAATGATTCGGGTAAATAAATACGAAATAATAGAAGATGGTGGTGTACAACGCCTTAAGGTTTGGTACACCTACTTGGGTAAAGAGCCGATGATCGGCGTACCTAAAATAACTGACGCTGTGTTTAGGACAATGGCCTATTCAGCTCAAAAAATAGCTCTTGAACCTGGCTACAATTACTGGTGTGTTTTTAACGGTAACGCCCACGGTGTTGGTTCTAATATTGTCAGTAATTTCTCTATTGGCGTTATCTTTCAGTTATTAACAGAGGATAGATCCAGAGTGGTATATGCTGAGGAGATACCTTTCGTTATAACGGATTATAAAAGACGATCTTTCGGTGGTAAAGACACATACGCCAAGCCGAACTTCTGGTTAATCGGCGCATCTATGACTGGTTATATGGTTAGAGATATGAAACCTGAAGCGTTTATCACAAGTAAGTATGTTATAACACCCGTATCCCACTTAGCGTTATCACTTAATCGTTTCTTGAAATCCGACTATAAAAAATTCTTACAGTCAATACCCATAAAACCAAACGATACTATAGGTTTATTCCTTGGTGGTGTCGACTTGAATGTCTCCGTTGTTCGTAACGCGAAATTAAAAGGTATAACACCACAGCACTTACTCAACAAAATCCTATTCAAATATGTTGGTGTCATAAAAGAGATAGAACAGTTATACCCAAAATGTAAAATTGTCATCATCCCAACAACCGCGACCATACCTGAGACGCATAACGTTTCAAACCCAACCTTCATTGCTGGTTCACAAGAACTTAGAAGAGAATTATGTGACCAATATATTAACTTCTTTGAACAAGAAGTTAAATCAAAGAACATAGAATATTTTTGGGATTGCATGAATGTTTACTTAGACGGGAAAGGATATTGTAAAGAAGAATTCCTGATAAAGGATGATCACCACATTGGCGATGGTACAGTTTTCATCGAGAAACTTAAAAAGAAAATTGATGAAAATAATCTGTATTGATTTGCTAATCTAAAATAAATTAACTAATTTTATAAAAAAAGAAAAATGGTAACAGAAAAAATTATCGACAGTTTCGTTTATGAAACAATGGAAGGTCAGTTTATGGTAACCGATCCCACAGAATTCGACCAAGTAATCCCAGGTGGTCCTTGGCCAACAAAAGAAGATGCTGAGAAAGCTCTGATAAACTTCATCGATGAAAACCAAATCACATTCGAGTAATGAATAAAAGAATTATCATATTAGTATCAGCAGCAGTACTGTTGGTTATCGGGTTGTTCCTTGTACTGAATAATAACGAACCGAAAAGATACGTCAGAAGCGAAGCTCATTCGATTGAGGCTCAGGACGATTTAGAGGCGATGGGTAAGGCGTTAAAGATCATGCGCAACTTACCATGCGATAACCCATTGAGTTGGTATTATCAAGGGGCGATGCACTGGATCCCAGATACAATTAACAACAACCAGTTGTGTAGTTGGTATGGCAATGTGTCACAAATTAAAGATGGTTGGGATAATTGTACACATACACCAAGTGGTAAAGAGAAACTACATTTCTTAGTTTGGCATAGATTATACATCTGGCATTTTGAGAAGATCGTTAGAAAACTATCTGGTTATCAAGACTTTGCGTTACCTTATTGGGGTTACACTAACCAGGATAGTAAGTATAAAGTCCTACCAGATATCTTTAGAAATAGTAAATCATCGTTATATGAACCCTGCCGTTTTGACAGTTTGAATAACGGTTACCCTGTGTCTGGTGAGATCGAGAGATCATTGGACTTAACCAAACTATACGCATATAAAGACTATGCTTTGTTTAGTAATAATATAAACGCGGCACCTCACGGAGCGATGCACGATTACATTGGTGCGGGTAATGATGTGACTGGTAATCTTAAGTTTAATAACACAATCACTGGTACAATATCTAACACAGGTTTGATGGGTTGGGTTCCGACAGCAGCGTTCGATCCAATATTCTGGTTACACCACTCCAACATCGATAGGGTTTGGCAACAATGGACTAACTCACCTAACGGTAAGGCGGTCATGTTAGAACAACTAAAGGATGCTCCATGGCAATACGTATTCTTCGATGAGAATGGTAAGCGTGTGGAGTACACAGTTGAAGAGGCTTTGGATATCGTATACGGTGAAATGGATTATGATTTTGATGATACTAAGTTAACGCCAAAAACAAATCCTGTTATGTTACCCACGCAATATAAAACAGTTGTTGCTGAGAGTAATGAGAAGGTCGCTATTAATAGTCAGATAACAGATGCGGTAACTCAACTAAAGCACGGTGGTCAGATAAGCAACAAAGTTCTATTGACAATAACTGTTTCATATACTAAGACTCCGAAGGGTTCTTATGAGGTGTACGTTAATAAACCAAGTAACATATCATTCCACCCTAGCAATAAACACTTCGCTGGTTACATGACGTTCTTTGGTTCAGACCATAAGATGCCAGGTAAGTCTTGCGAGAATGGTTGTTGCAGACCTTTAACAAAAACAGGTAGGCCAACATTCACATTCGAATACGAGATACCAGCCAATGAGTTCTACACAATAAAGGTGTATAAACACAGTGGTAAACACTCAGGTGATTTAATCATAGAAAACATTACAATAAAACAATAATATGGAAAAAGCTACATTGATTTATAATCCATGCTTTGCTGATAATAGAGGGGTTTTCGCCCCTCTTCCTTTAGTATTTGGTGAAGATAAGATTGAGATCCTTAGAAAGGATTGGGTACAAAGTAATATTAGTTACAACCCGAATAAGTTTACATTCCGCGGTATGCACCTACAAGAGGGACCACATGCACAAGCTAAATTGGTTAAGGTTGTAAACGGTTCTATCATAGATTTTGTAGTTGACTTAAGACCTAAATCACCTGACTATCTTAAGGTACAAGAATTTATTGTTACCTCTGGTTCAGAGGTGTATGTACCTAGAGGTTTTGCACATGGATTTATCACAACCGAAGATAACACAGTTGTTCAGTATCTAGTTGACAATTACTATAATAGAGAGAGTGAGCGATCAATTCTATGGAGTAGTTTCCCAGAAATCCGTAAAATTATTAAAGAACAACACGTAGACCCAATCATATCGGATAAAGACCTCAATGCTACACCTATCCACGATTATCTATTGGAACCCAAATTAATTTTTGATACGGTTGAGTGGCAGGGAAGAGGTATTAACAATTTATATAATTCCAACTTTGCGGTTGTTTTAGCTGGTTCCCTTATGTTATTGGGGTTATTTTGTTTAGCTATTTTAAATTTTTTAAAATAAAATTTGGTTGGTAATAAAATTATCATTAGATTTGTATCATAAATAAATAAAAAAATATGGAAATTTTAATTACATTAATTGGTGGTATCGGATTAGCAATGGTTTTGATACTATACAGCGCACTTTCTTGGGGATACGTAACTTACGTGTTATATCATTGGTTTGTTTTAACAACCTTAACGGAGTTACCCCATTTCACAATAACCCAGTTTATCGGGTTCGCTCTATTCTTAAGAGCTCTTATGCCAAGTAGCCCTGACTATATTAAGGATGAGTACAAAGACAAGAGTACTATGTACATAATGAATTTCTTGGGCCCTTGGATTGTCTTGTTATTTAGTTGGGCTATTAAAGTAATTTTATTTTAGTCATGAAGTTATTTGCAAAATTATTTGTTGATGATAAAAGAAACGTATTATCAATGGTATTATTTTTTATCCTAATGGTTGCAACCCTTGGTCTGGTTTGGATTGTTTTTTACGATGAATTTATCGAAAGAAAATACATGACTAATAGACGTAGGTTGATTAAAGCAATCAATAACGGAACCGTTAAAATTGTTCTAAAAGAAAACCCCGACCCAACTTATTTCTTTGACATTGAGATGTACGACATTAACCATGTCAGTGGTGATACCTATGATTTATGGCTATGGACTAAATCCGATGGTACTATCAAAGCATGTGTTGGTGATTACATAGGTTTATTCACAGGCTCACTAACCGCACGATTACTAAATAATAAATTAGTTAAAATAGTAAAAGAAAACGCAATTTAATAAAATAGAAAAAATGGCAGAATTAATTATTTTATGTAGCATCCCAAGCATATTCTTTATGTTGATTGCTGAGGTAAATGGTGGGGGTAAGAGTCGATGGTTCACTTACTTTTTCATTAAACTACCATCATTCATTGCTGCGGTATTAATCGTGGTTTATTTCCTAAAACAATTTAAATTTATATAAATGATAACAAAAGAATATTTTGATGTTTCACGTATCGTGTCCATCCATTTCACAGTAGAGCGCCCAGCCTATAAATTTTATTGGGTTGATAGTGAACCAATTAAGAGATTTTTTGGTTTAATTAACACAGGCAAATTTACCGAACCTGGGTGGGTTAACCAAAATGATTGGGATGTGATAACCTACACAGATGAAGAAATTCGTAATTATGGGTATAAAGTATACACAAAAGATGAACGTATCAATGACCGTGTTTGTTATTTTCCCCATGTTAAGGTTTATCTAACTCACGATAACACCATTGAACAAACTTTTGAAACAGATAAAGAAGCTGAAGCTTGGATCGAATTATTAAAAGAAAAATCTGGGAAGACATTTGAAGTCGCAATCTATAAATAATATAAAATGAAGCACAGGGTTAAAGTTAAAGCAATCACCTATAGGGGTGACGTTCTTAATAAGACTGTTAAGATTGACGGCCCTGAGTTCAAGGAGTATTCTGAGGTTCTGAACATTAATGGTAGAGAACATCACTTTACCATTACTGTTGAGGACCAGGTGATGGATTGGTTGGACGCCACCGATAAAACGGGGATCATGGATCAACATGGTTGGCACACCATTCTCGATTACAAAGTTAACAAACGTGTTGTTAAACAAAGCAAGGCTGATAAGCTGGAACAGTTTAAGCGGATGGTTGAAACCTATTTCGATCCGAGCTTCGAACACTCAGTTAAGTTGCGAGATGATTTTATGGTGACATACATAAAAATGTTTGACAAGATACAAACATTGTCCGCTGAACAACAGTTCATCATTGTCATGGGAACGCTTGATACCGCGTACACAGCACAGACAATGGCTTACAAACACACCATTAAGTTGATACAGGCTACCAATGATAAGGATTTAATGTTCAGGGTTGTTGGATCAAGGCAGAGATCGATTAACTGATGGCGATAAGAACCATAATACAAGACGATGTCACTTATGTGTTAAGCGATGAACCTGTTACAGAAAGCGGGATCGACTACGTCTATGTTCTTGATGGTAAGGTTTGCACATACATGGATTGTATTGTGGAGAATAGATTGGATGAGATGGTTAGGGCCAGGGTAAGATCGGAAGAGCAC